CGGTGTTGGTGGCTGCACTCTGGTCTCCGGTGTTGGTGGCTGCACTCCGGTATCCGGTGTTGGTGGCTGCACTCCGGTCTCCGGTGTTGGTGGCTGCACTCCGGTATCCGGTGTTGGTGGCTGCACTCCGGTATCCGGTGTTGGTGGCTGCACTCTGGTCTCCGGTGTTGGTGGCTGCACTCTGGTCTCCGGTGTTGGTGGCTGCACTCCAGTCTCCGGTGTTGGATTCTTTTGCGTCTTTGAAATCTACCTTGCTCAGAATATATTCCACACCAACCTTAACCAATGCAAACAAGTTAACCTCTGACTTGATAGTGATCTTTGACGATGCAATTTTTGTATCAGCGTCATGCTTGTCAATATCCCCCTCTTGCTCCACTTCACAGAACCGTTCAGTAGGTGGATAATAATCAAACACATCAAGTGGGTTTTCACAGGCATGGAATCCTCTTTCGCAAGCCTTTATTTTGCCATCCATTTCATACGATTTACCAATCTCATACTGGAAGTCACGGCACTTTAAATCTTTGTCAAATCCTTTGTACGTTTTCATGTTTTATTTATTTAAGAATTATTGTTTGTATGCTATAAACTTCTCTTTCATGTCTCCCTTCCCGTAATTTCGGGTATATGTCCCGGTAATAAGGGTAAAGTCGTTGCGGATAATGCCGCTAAAATACATCTGAACGGCAGAACCAGGAAATAACACGAAGATAAAGACGCTGTCCTTTTCTACCCTGCTTCCAGAACATACTACACCCTGAGTAATAGGGGTGTTGATTATGTATGCCGTGCCCGACAACAAATAACCCTGTTGTAACAACTCGAAAGAGAGAGGATCGGTATAGTTGATTGTGCTTGCTGCGAATCCTTCCCACGTTCCTGTCATATCGGGCGGTTCGGGAGAAGAACAGCCTATTAAAAGAAAGCCTGCAAAGAATACCATTATCTTTTTCATAGCTTTAAATTTTACCTTAAAATTAAAACACCTTTTTTACATTTCCAAATATTTCGTCAAAATAATTAACAAATTCTTGTTTGAAAATATGCTAAACACGGTATTATTTTTTGTTTTATATTTGGGGGTTGTGTATTGTAAATTGCAACAAAAGAGCTATATTTGTATAAGCTTCGGCTACTGGAAATCCTCGGACGTTGCAATCCACCATACACAACACCAGTACCGGAGCTTTTTTATTTGTAGTGTATGGCTAATTATAGGGTTTGTTGTAAGATGATAGAGGCAAGTGCGAGAGATGACGCTCGCATGAAAGCTATAGCCCTATATTATAAACTCAAAAAACGCTTTAAAAATAGCCGTATATACGATTACTCCCCAAGATCAACTGCCAGCAAACTACAAAAACAAGGCAAACCATCAGAATATCTTATAAGTAAGTATGTTCCTATGCTTATTGATATGGACATGGCACACCTGTCCGAACAAAACAACAAAACAGACCTTATATTGTGTTCTATAAAAAACACAAAGGGATTATTTAACGAGAAGAGAAAATACATAATAAAAATAGAAGACAAAGACAGCCTGAAAGAGATAGTGTATAAGATGAAGGCTGTTGCTATATGTAAGTATGTTAGACAACAAGGGTACGTGGCTAAGTGTAAGTTCGACCTAAAATCATTAAAAGAGGGGGATCGTAAAAGTGTAAGCATTAGGCGTTTACGCAAAATGTATAAGGCTGTGCGATCCAACGGTGAAGTAGCTGACGGAAACACGTATTTATCGGCCCGCAAGGCTAAATTAAGGTTCGGGATAAATCAATCTGATTTTAAGAGATTCAGGGAGTACACATCCGATAAATTAATGTGGACGTGGCAACCTGGTGGTGTTAGTTATAGAAATTGTAGTTATTACGAGTATATATATTCCAAGATAGAAAAACCAGTGCATTCATATATGTTTTGGTATAACGGAATAGTATATACTGTGTATCCGACAAGGATTACAATAAATAGCTAACGGTATCCCTCTTTTAAAGATTGTAACTTTTTTTTGTTAGGCTTTTCTTAACATGAGTTTGGTATGGCGTTAGATTGGAAAAATAAGACTAAATGGCTTGAAAAAAGGATGGGTATATCATCCGATTTTGATATGGAGGTGGTCAGAAAGAAAAAGAAAAGGAGAAAGAAGGGCAAAAACCCAAATTATCTCCCCAATGCTAATATAAAGCCAAATGTATTGGTTAAGAAACAAGCCGAGAAGAGGGCCTTGCTTTTAAGGATAAACGCAACAAAACAAGAAGTGGCGTTGCAATACATCCTTAATGCCCATCAAATTGATTATGATTTTCAGTATATTATTTATCTCGGAGGGTTTTATTATATTACAGACTTCCTTTTGCCTTCTCATAATATTATTATAGAGGTGGACGGCCAACAGCATTATAAGGGTGATTATATAGCCAAAGATGCTAAAAGGGATAAATACCTAACTGCCTTAGGTTATAAGGTCATTCGTTTCCCTAATAGCGTTGTGGACAAAGATCAGGATTATGTTGTTGATGTGCTTAAAAGGAATGGCGTTTGCTAATTGCATACAAGTAAAATAAAAAAGGGAGGCCACGATAGTCTCCCTTTGTTTTTAGCTTTTAATCTTCGTCCTTTCCCGCGCCGAAATACAACAGCAAGACGGAGAACAAGGCAACCGGGCCAAACAAAACAGCCCTACCTAACGGGAAGATACTCTCTCCTTCGAGTTTAGGGCGGTATATATCCAACAGGTGTGCTATCATCCCCACAACAATCCAATACAAGACAAAGAGTAACATTTTCAGGCTTGTTTTGGGTATTCTCTTAGAACCCATGCCCCCGCAACAAAACATAATACGAAGGCTATTGCTATTACTATCTCAACATTTGTAAGTATCATATTACACCTTTTTAAGAGTTAATACAAAGTTATTTATTTCTTCCCGTACAGGTATGGGTATATTGTCGGCATTGCTTTCAATATATTTACCAAACCTAAAGAGCTGGCCTCGGCTCATTCTTTTCAGATACAGCCTGTAATGAGTTTCTTTAGTCTGTCCCGCCATTAGCGTTATATGCTCAAAGAAGTCAGGCAGGCAACGGAATTTCATTTGTTTAAGGTATGTTGTGCTTATCATTTTGTTTTGTTTGTTGGTTTTATGTTATTGAGTTTCCTGTTATGCCTCTTTTGATGAGCTTAGATTCATGGCTCCCATTTTTTACCATTAGTTCAAATTTATTTTTTGCATTATCGTATGTAGAAAATAAACCGTTTGAGCAAAACGGGCTTTTAGTTGTTTCGTAAACAGCATATTTAACTCCATTTGCATAAGGCTTGATTAAGCGTATCAAGTTTACAAAACTCCCGTCAGCAAAGTTTGCATATTCAATTAACGGGCTTCTAAATACTCGGCGGGGCAGTTCTGGATAAAGAATTTCTCTTTTTTTCATTGTTTTTAAATTTTAATTATTATATAATGCGTCTTTAACTTTGTTCCAATATATTACGGTGCTTTCTTTGTTCATGCCGTTTGGGCCACCGTTCCATCGCCTTGCAGCAACTTCATAATCCACACCCCGACAATAAAAATCAAATATCTCCTTACTTACCTGAAAATTATATACGTCTTGCATAGTATAGTTGTTTCCGGTTTGTTGGTTGTAATCCTTTAGCCTAATCGGGGTAATTTGCACAATCCCGGCGTCCTGATCCTTGCCTAAAGCATAGGTTCGCCAATTACTTTCAACCCAGGCCACCGACAAGAAAAACTCTGTATAGCTTTTATCCTGTTTAGGCTTGTTGTTAAAGTTGGTTGGTTCACCTATACTGAAGGATAGGTAAAACGGTATCAGGGCGGCCGTTATAAATAGTCGTTTCATTTAATTGTTTTTACGTTTTTATAATTGTTTAAGTGTCTCAATACTCTTTAAATATACATCTGAATAAGGGTAAAACACCCTTTTAGGTCTCCGTCTCCGTCTGCCTTCTTTGTATGCTTGAAGGTCTGTTTGAAACTTGGTGTTTATGTTTTGTATTTCGGCCAGGTTAAGGCAATGCGAAAGGTCTATTTCTATTTTGTGCCGTGTGCCCGCAATAGAAAATAATAGTGTCTCGTACGGTGTAAGCGTAATTTTCACACCTTTTAGCCTGCCTTTATACAGATAGGCAGTCCGGTTTAATTTGCGTGTTATCGCATGATTTAGATTCAGGATCATATTATTGTTTTAAGTTTAATAATCTTTGCACCGTTCCGGGCCTCGAACCCGGAGGGCTGCCAATACGGTTAATTTAAATATTGTTCTACCATAAAACAAGGGCCGTTAATAGCATCCAGGCCGACAAGAAAATATACCTCTGAACAATTAAGATATATTTCCTTTACTGGTTGCTCTTCTTTGCCCGTACATAGCCGTACAAGTTCGTTAACCTCTCCGGTGTATGTACATATTTGGGTTTTTAGGTTTTTATTCATGGCTTATTGTCTATAAGCGTAATAATATACACCATTAATTTCGGCGCACTCTTCGCCGCCATCATAACTATTAAGGGAATGACCTCGGCCATCATAACGGGCGTCTTCTTTCCACGCCTCGCGGTCAAAATAACGTTCTATATGTTCGGGTATCTCCAAGCATTCATCTATATAACGTTCAAGGTATCCGTCCCATTCTTCGCCCATTTCCTCGTCTGTTCCCGCAAGATAATCAATGCCCTGAACGGTGCACCTTGTTCCGTCTATTTCAATATCCTGTAAATCATTTTCGCAAAGGTCAAACATTTGTATAAAAGCGGCGCAAAGTTCGGCGTCCCTGCCCGTGTACCCTGTAATGTCTTCAATTAATTTAAACACTTCTTCCGGCGTCTCGTTATTAATTGTTATCGGTTCGCCTTTCCTGTCTTCTTCTTCGCCTTCAATGTCATCCAATAAGGCGTTAATATAATTTTCAAAATCTTCAGGCAACCCCGGCTTTATGCCGTTCAAACGATATTTACGCCAAGCTTCAATAAGTTCGGTTTGTTTGTCTGTGGCTGGCTTTACCTCGTCGAATACCTGGCCCAAGCCCCCACAATATTCTCCAGAAGCGGTAAATTCTGGATACCCATTTCTGTTAGTTATTTCGCAGTTAAAAACAACTTTGTTGCGATCGGCGTCTAAAAAATTAATTGTACGTTTCATATTTTTAAATATTAAAGTTTATAATTATCTGACTAATACGGCCCGGAAGCCGTTTCGAGTATTTAACTCTCTTCAGTTAGTCTTTATTCAAAAAAATCTTCATTATCATAATCAACAGGCACGGCCCAAAGGTCTTCATGTGTATATAAATAAGATTCTTTATTGTCTGTGGTCTTTAGCTTTGCGTTATTTATTAAATCTTCGTAAGCATCCCAATAAAATTCATTATCAGGCCCCGACAATAAAATATCAATATCCTCTTTTATTTCGCCCCAATTATAAAAGTTATCAGGAGTTCCATAAGCTTCGGCAAAGTATTGAGGTATATAAATACCATGTGCGGAGTCTATTAGAATCTCCGGTTCTCTTTTTAGTGTTTTCATTGTATTAAGTTTTAAATTATGATTCAAATATAAACAATTCCCTGTTAATAATAATATGATTTTTGTCATGTTTTTGAAAATAATTTATATCCTTAGCGCGGTAAGGGATTCAAAGGGATTTGAGGGTAAAAAGAGGGTAAATTGATAGCTAAAAACCGACAATAAAACGGAATGATCTTCTCGTTTCCGGTTAATATACCCTTATAAGGTGTGACTATAACATTATCCGGTTATCCAAAACGCTTTAAAATTGATTCCTGCAATACATATATATAAGGTAAGGCAAAACAGGCAACGTATAAACAGGATTAAAGCAAGTGAGGCAAGGATATTACTTTGTTATGATCCGGTTTGTGTGAGGCTAATATATGGATAGGGAACAAGGATAATAGAGGTACAAGGATAAAAGGCAAGCCAACAATAAACCAAAGATATTCTCTTTAAGGTATAGACATAGACAGTCACCTGGTCGTGGGCGTAGCGTAGCGGAGCTTGTTTGTTTGTTTGTTCTGTGTTGTTGTTGTTGTTGTTGTATAATGAGAATAGTATTTAATTATCAATTAACAGTATTACAATAACTTCGGATTGCAAAGTGGTTTGTATGTATGAGTGTAGAACAAAAACAAACGTTTAATATCAACATTGCACGATATAAGCAAACAATATGAACATTACCTTTTCTTTGTGATGTGTATATCAATCACATGCGCAATGCGCATATATAATTGTATTGTCATCCCGGATTAACAGATCAATTCATTTTATTGGAGAAAGGAACGGGGGTGGGTCGCCTGGATTCACTTTCGGTAAGCACCCCGCCCCCCTCGCAACGTAGTGTAAACCACTCCAATAAATCCTTTACAATCCCACGCCCCATATCATGATCAATCCTTGGTATGCTTTACCACGCCTGTTATACCCCCTCTCTTTCAGGCAAAGAATCCCCAATAGGGGGTAATGGATGGTAGCGGGCAAGGAAAAAATGGATAAAAAAGGGGTAGGGGGAGTTGTTTTTTAGAAAAATATGTTTTATATTTGTGTACTGAAATATTATAAATAAGCGAGTGGAGAGGTGATATGGTACAAAAAGTGGTACAAAAAACGGCTAATAAAGGGGATGATGAGACAAGAAAGATGTTGGTGGGGTATCGGAAGATGATACACATGAAGCAGGGGAAGGTAGCGGAGGCTATTGGGATAACCAGGACGAGTTTAAGTCGTTATGAAAGGGGCGAGACTGCGTTGACCTTTGAGAATACTAAGGCGTATGCGAGGGCGATGGGGTTGGAGATTAAATTTATTGTTATATAGGGTATATGAGGAAAAAGGAGATTGGCTTTTGGTGGGCTTTATGGAATAGGGTTTGTCGTTTTATAAAATCTGTTTTTGTTAAACAAGTTACAAAGCGGGGCGTTGGTCTTATGGCGACGCTTGTAAAGGTACGCAAGGAGAGAAAGATGACGATTAAGGATATGGCCGCAAGGCTTGGGGTGCGCAGCGAAACATTAAGTCTGTATGAGCGTGGAATAAGTGAAATTACGTTGGAAAAAATTGAATTGTATGCCGACATTCTTGATTGTGAATTAAAGGTTTTAAGCAAAGAGGGATGGAAGGGGGATTTAGAAATAAGTCTTTTATTGGAAGGAAGCAAATCAAAAGGATAATGCGTTTTTACACAACAACGATAAAGGCAACACACCCCTAACGGGGGTGGTTAAGAGTTCTTTTATTACATAAAACAATTAGACAATGCGCACGATAGCATATTTAAGGGTGTCAACCGACAAACAGGAGAACGCAAATCAGCGTTTCGAGATAGAGGAGTTTTGCAGGCGCAAGGAGTTTGAGGTTACGGATTGGGTTGCAGATGTCATTACCGGAGCGTCCAAGGTATCGGACAGGAACTTCGGCGCTATATTCGACACCCTGCAAAAAGGCGACAAACTTATCGTAACGGAGATTTCCCGGTTGTCCCGCAGGATGTTCGGGGTAATGGATGTTATCAGAACTTGTTTGGAGAAGGGTGTGTCTATCTACTCCATCAAGGAAGGATATGAACTGAAGGACGATTTGATGTCTCCTGTTGTTGCCATGATATTAGGGATAGCCTCGGAGATAGAGAGGAATATGATTTCGCAAAGGGTAAAAGAGGCTTTAAAGAGAAAGAAGTCTGAGGGTGTTATTTTGGGGCGAAGGGAAGGTAGGCGTACCGACCCCGAAAAACGCAAGCTCTACCAACACGAAAAGAGAATCAGGGAGTATCTGGATCGGGGATACACGTATGTCAAGATGGCGAAGAAGTTGGAATGCGATAGGATAACGTTAAGGAAGTATGTTGAAGAAAGAGGATTAAAATAAGTGATATGAAAAACAAATCAGGAAAGATGGTTTATAACCCGGCGGAGGGGTCATTGTGGGAAGAACCAAAGGTTAGAAAAGGGCTTTTTACTAAATATGGCAACGGCTGTGCTGACTTTATTAAGTATTTAGTAAGCGATCAAGTTGACGACACAGAACAAACTAAAAACAACACAACAGAATAAACTTAATATTATGCTAACATATTATTTTAATGACAATGTTAACGAGCGTATATTTACGTATTTAAACTCTTTTATTAGGCTTGCTGATTATCGTTTTCTTGCGTGCGAGCTTTATGTTTCCCCAAAGGCTCGTCAAGAGTTTGAGTCTTGTATTGGGCTTGAGTCTTTCACAAAACCATATATTAACGGATACGATAACGCTTATATTTTTCGATACGATGGCGTTGATTTTTATTTAATGGAGAAGGATTTTATTATTGGGGGAGATATTATTGTTATTCCCATTATGCTTAACAACAAGCAATAAAAGAAACCCGCCCCCTAAAAAATGGAGGCGGGTACTAATAAAAATTAATAGTCACTGAGAATAGGATAAAGATACAACAAATAAATTAAACCACCAAATATTCATGCAATAAAAATAATCATATTGATTTACAAATAAATCCCAAAAACAGTTTGCCAATTCAACAAGATTGTTTATCTTTGTTTAAAATTAAAGATATGGAAGCAGCAAAAACGGTTAAGATTTTCAAACAAAACGAAGACGGGGATTTATATACCGTTCCGTTAGAGTTAAGGAGTTTCAGTGATTTAGCTGAAGATGTCAAGGAGGCTGTATATTCCTCTACCAGTTGTGTGTCTTATTCTTTTCAACAGAACGGGGGTAAATATATGTTAATGGGTGAAGATGTTGCCTATGACATTACCGAGGAAGAGGTAAGAACCATGAAAGAAAAGGGGCTTGAGTCTTGTTATGAAATTTATCACGGAATAAGGCCCACTATGCAGTTGTTGTCCCCTATTAAAAAAACTCAGTCTTGTTATCTCCGGGTGCAAGCAGGCCATCCCGGTCTTTGCGTTGGAGATGATGTCCTTATATCGTTTAAATATCTTAACAAGAGTTATCCTTGCCCGTATCAGGTTGTGGAAGTTGACGGAGATACGTTGAGTCTATATTCTTATAACCCTACGGTTGAAATTGTCAAAGATATACCGACGGGGATTCGTTTGTTTGTTGGAATAAATTACTCTAAAAGATTAGAAAATGCAAGCAGAGGAGATCAAGGTTGAGGAGGTTGCGTTGCCGACAACAAAAACATACTACCTGCTTATAGGGAAGTTCTCTAAGGCTTATTCGTCTGTAAACAAACCTAATTGGAGGGATATTGTGTTGTTACCAGCAGACGATAAAACCATTAGTCTTTATTTAGAGTGTGATAGTGATTTGTATAAAGAAACAAAACTTCTAAAATTAGAATTACCTATATGAACCCTTCTTATTTACGAGAACAAAGAAAGTTACAGAAGGTCTCTATCGAGGTCTTAGGGAAGAAAACAGGGTGCTCTATGAGCGCCATCAGTCGCTTTGAGAACGGCAAGAGGAGTCTTAATTACAATGTTGTAGAGACTCTTTTTGATGCCCTTGGTTTTACTATTATACCTGTAAGGAATGATTTAATAGGGAAGAAATGCGAAAGCTCGCAAGCATCCAAAGAATAACGGCTATTGCCCCAATAGAAGGGGCTGATAAGATAGAGGTTGCTACTGTTTTAGGTTGGTCTGTTGTTGTGGTTAAAGGACAATTTAAGGTGGGCGATCTCGTTGTGTACGTAGAGATAGACTCTATATTACCGGATCGTCCTGAGTTTGAGTTTTTGCGGGAGCGTAAGTTCAGGGTGCGCACAATAAGACTTAAAGGACAAGTTAGCCAGGGGATATGTTTCCCTCTATCGGTTCTTAAACTACAAGACTATTATAAAGAGGGGGATGACGTTACTACCGACATGGGGGTTGTTAAATACGACCCTCAATTAGAGGCTGAGAGAAAATACGCATTAGAAAGGACTTCTATCCATAAAAACAGAATGGACAAGTTCTTTAAAAGATACGCTTGGTATAGAAGATTATTGCGTCCTGATCGTCTTCCTTTCCCCAACTTCATTAAGAAGACCGACGAAGATCGGATACAGTTGTTCCCCGAAATATGTGAAACAGAAAAGGATACTATGTTTCAGGTAACGGAAAAAATAGACGGAACGTCTGCAACCTATTTTCTTGTCAGAAATAAGGGTTTGTCGGCATTATTTAAGCCGTATATCTTTGGGGTGTGTAGCAGAAACTTCCAAATATTAAAATCAGACAACTCTCCTTATTGGGATGTTGCGAAAAAATATAATATCGAAAGTGTTTTAAGGGGGTTGTTTGGGGTGTATTCTTGCGATACTGTTGTTATACAGGGGGAGATTATAGGCCCTAAAATACAGGGCAACAAGTATAAAAGGGTAGAAAACGAATTTTATGTTTTTAATTGCGTTGTTGGCCCTTGGTATGTGGACAATTATCCTCTTCAAAATATGGTTGCACCGTTGAAAACAGTGCCCATGTTGGGGTTAGATTGGATATTACCCCCAACAATAAAAGAAGCATTAGAATCAGCTAACGGTAAATCTAAGCTGTCCGATGTAGAAAGAGAGGGGTTGGTGTGGCGTAATTACGACAAGGGTATCTCTTTTAAAGTTGTGTCTCCTAATTTCTTATTAAAATACGAATAGCATGAGGCAATACAGACCAAGACTTAACGAGGAAGAGTATGGTTTTTTATTAAACCACAGAAAACAACACGATGTTGTTAGTGACTGTGATTGTGTAAACCAAGACCTTGTGTCCTTTTTAAAGGGCAAAGGGAAGACACTCGAAGATGTTTGTGATTATTTAGATACAACGCCAAGCAAAGCGAGGATCGAACTACAAAAACTACAAGATGCTAAATATAGCGTAACAATCAATGAGTTGGTTGGTATTTCCGAACCCACAGAAGGAGCAAAATTGTCTTTGTTTAATGAAATAATGTGGATGGGGGATAAGGTTAGTTTTGGTTTTACGGCAGATAATCATTTATGTAGTCACTTTGAAAGGCTTGATGTCTTAAACCTTATTTATGACATTTGTGCAGGAGAGGGCATTGGGGTTGTTTTAAATGGGGGAAACTGGATAGACGGAGAGGCTTCGTTCAACAAAAACGAAATTCACGTAAAGGGGATGACTAAACAGATAGAATATGCCGTGAAAAATTATCCTTATCGTAAAGGAATTAAGACCTGGTTTGTGTCTGGTGACGACCATGAGGGTTGGTATTCACAGAGAGAGGGTGTTAATATTGGAGAATACTTTCAAATGAAAAGAGAACAAGCAGGGTATAACGACATGAAACACTTGGGGTATGTTGAGGCCGATATTGAAATAAATGAAGGTGGCTTTGTTAATGATTCATGGATAAGGGTTATGCACGCTGGAGGTGGGAGTGCGTATGCCACAAGTTATGCTCCTCAAAAAATAGTGGAATCTCTGCAAGGAGGGGAGAAGCCGTCTGTATTGTTTATAGGTCATTATCATAAATTAATGTATGCTCATGTTCGTAATGTGCACACCATACAAATGGGGACAACCCAAGATCAGTCTATATTTATGCGAAAAAAAAAGATAGAAGCCCACGTTGGCGGTGGCTTTGTTCATTTATATAGAGATAAAAACGGGATTATAAACAGGGTTGCGGTAGAGTTTATTACTGTTTTCGATAAGGGTTTTTATATGGGGGATAAAAAATATTGGCGATGAGTCATAATAAAGATTATATGGTTGTTGAAACAGAATATGGGGCGTGTCGTGTTAGAACAGACCATTATAAGAAAGGACATAAGCCCACCATAGAGACTGCCGTCAATAAGAACAATTATTTTGGTCAGCAAGCAAGGGCCGTACACGGTAATACTTATGATTATGGAGACGTTGTTTATATAAACGCCAAAACAAAGATTAAGGTGGTTTGTGGTGTACACGGTGTTTTTGAAATTAACCCCCAAGAACATTTAAATGGAGTGGGCTGTCCCGTGTGTTATAACGAACAAAGAGAATGAAGCGTCACGTTAAGGTATACATGGACTATTTCGAATATAGTATTGGCGATTTCATCCCATCTGAGATAAGCGGTAATATGGCAACAGACATCCACCACATCTCGTGCAAAGGGATGGGCGGTTCTAAAACCAAGGACAATATCGAAAATCTGATGGCATTAACAAGGGAAGAACATATAGAATACGGCGACAAGAAACAATACATTGACTATCTCTTACAGGTTCACAAAGATTTTATGAATAAACACAAGAATAATGAAACTTAAAGTGTACGTTGGGGGGAAGCTAAATTCCGATGCTGTCGGATATATCCAGAATATGCACCGAATGATAGTTGCTGCTCGTGCGTTAAGACGCAGAGGGTTTGTTGTTTACGTCCCTTGTTTGGATTTTTTAGAAGGCATCGTAGACGGGGAATTTGAATACGAAGATTATTTTGATAACAGCCAGCCTTGGCTTCTTGCTTCCGATTGTCTTTTTGTTGTTCCCGGATGGGAAACGTCAGAAGGCACAAAACGGGAGATAGCCCTTGCAGAAGCATCGGGTATTAAGGTTTTTTACGATTTTACAAATATCTGTAAATACAAGAATTATGTCGAAGAAGGAATACTTTGAATTTCACAGGCAGTTTTGCGACAAGATGATTGCTATAACAGCCGCAAAAAACAACGACTATGCAGGATTTGAGGACGACAATCCCTTTGCTAACTTTACGGTTGTAGAGAGATCGGGGATAGCCTCTACCGAACAGGGTTTTCTTACGAGGATGATGGACAAGATGAGCCGGATAAACACGTTTGTAAAGAAGGGTGTGTTAAGTGTTGAAGACGAGAAGATAGAAGACACGCTTTGCGACCTTGCAAATTATTCAGTGTTGTTGGCGGGGTATATCAAGTCTAAGAGAGATGCTGCCGCTTTGTCATTAAGCAGGGCAACTGTTGGCATTATGGCAGAAGACAAAGAAGAGATGGCTGAATGGCACGATGTTGGTGGGTTGCGTGTCAAAGAATTTAAACCATAAAACCATGTATACTACTTACGGATTAGATTGGATTAGCAGAAGTTTTTTCCCTGAAGGTTACGACCTTGTAGAGAGGAAAGAACACAAGTTGCAGAGGCTTGAAGAAAGCATTGCCGACAAGAAACGAGCAAGAAAGATTTACGAGGGATTACTCCTTCAGGTAAGCGAAGCTATCGAACAAGAAGAAAAAGAACTCTTAGAACTAAAGAAAGATTGAAAGACCTGGAACTGCTGAAGTCTATAAGTTGTGTTGAGTACCTTCACTCCAAGGGGATTGAGCCCCGAAATGTAAGGGGCAAGTCTTACAAGTATTTGTCCCCTTGGAGATCGGAGGCAAAACCAAGTTTCCATGCGTATAAAAACAAAAATACGTGGTATGATTTTGGTTCGCACGAGGGGGGCAGCGTTATAGATTTAGTTATGCGGTTGGAAGGTGTTGATTTTAAAGGTGCTTGTTCTATTTTGTCAGGAGATTTTGCCCCCAAGAAAGAAACAATTTGGGACAAGATGCCCACAAAAGAACCCGAAGAACAGGCGATCAAAGTTCTGTATTCCGAGAAGATAACATCATCTTATCTTACACGCTATCTTGAGGGGAGAGGGATACCTCTTTTCATTGCACAGAAGTTCTGCAAACAGGCGAGGATAGAAATGCAGGGGGATAGGGGTAAATATCGTAAGACTGTTATATCGTGGGAATCGGATAAGGGTGGCTGCGAGTTCAGAAACAAAACAACCAAACTAAGCAATTCGCCTAAGTACCTAACAACGCTGAACCCCGACAATAAAACATTAGTGCTTTTAGAGGGCTTTATGGATTTCTTGTCGGCTGTTACGCTTTGGGGTTATGCAGCAACAGCAACCTATATTGTTCTTAACAGCATCGGTCATATCACATATATAGACTTCTCAAAGTACGAAAGAGTTGTGTATCTATGCGACAACGATAATGCAGGGGACGAGTGGTTTCAGAAGATAGAGCACCCCAACAAACAAGATAAAAGAAATTTATTCCAACCTTATAAAGATATAAACGATTATCTTCAATACCTTAAATCAGGGTCTATTGTTCAAAGGTTGGAGGCTTGGGGGATATGAATATAATTTGGATGTTGCTGTATGTTTTATTTATGTTTGGGTTAATTTGGTTTATTGCGTCAAGGGATAAAAGATGAAACCACAAGATTACAATGCGATAAAAACGCAATTAGATAGATTCTCTTCCGATTCGGGGGATAAGCGGACGTGGACACGAGAGGATAGGGAAAAGTTCAGGATATGGCTTAAAAAGTACCTAAAAAGACATTCCGAGTGCAGGGAAGAGATGATGCCCAATATCCCCAAAAGAGTAAACAACACAGACATCATTTTAGAGAAGGTAACGAGGCACGTCTGCATAAGCATGGATATTGTGTTAATATGGGTTACGCTGATTTGTCTATCTTTGGGCAACTAAAACCAAGGATATGACCATCAAAGATGTAGATACAACTAAGTTTGTTTACAATCCCAACGCTACCGATTTCGTAGAAAAGCTAACGTCCGTTAGCGAATATTTCAAACCAGAGATTAAGAATGTTAACAAGCGTAAACTCCTGACATATATCTGTTTGATGTACGATCCGCAGAGCGAGTTACGTAAGACTATCAGCGTGTTACCGCACCGTAAGATGATGTGTGCTCTTACCGCAGGGTTTGTCCTTAATCCACGCACCAACAAATTCAACGAAGAAATAGAAAATATGCTTGCAGGCGGAGATATGGATGCTAACCGCATGATGGCAGAATATTGTCTATTGTCTATGGGAATGGATTATATGGCTTATACTGCTTATGCGAGGATATTTGTGGACTTGGTTGCCATGTCGAGTGTTCAGGATAAGATTACCAATCTTGTTCCCCTTATCGCAAAGGTAAGGACTGAGGTAGACGTGTTGGAGAGAAAGATATTCGGGGGAGACGAAGTGTCGGACATGAAGAGGGCTTTGTATCAAACCAGCAAACAGGTAAGCCTGAATCTAAGGATGGAAGATATTGTAAGCAGGATAGAGAAGGGCGACGACCTCGCAGACTTTAATGAGTTCCCCGACAATTATATACCTAAACCATTAAGATATGCAGGAAAAGAAATTTCAAACGAGTAAGTATGACAGTTTGTATCAGCCTGCGGATAAGTATATCGCTTTCAATGAAAATGATCCCGAACTAACGCCTGTTGTTTTAAGGCTTCCCGATCCGCCCGATGTAAGATGTATCGAGGGTTACGGGTTGCCTCCCGAACAGCAGAAGTTTAAACATCCCGAAGAGCCTGTACGTTTGGCAAGGTTAGCAGAGGTAGCCCTACAAAAAGCCAAAGACAAGCATGAAGGAAGGATGGTGTCTTTCATGCAACAGGACTTCTTTTGGAGTATGTTAAACGACAATGCAGAAAGCTACGCAGAGGAGATAGCGTTTATAAAAAGGGAACAATGGAGGATACGATACGGTCATTGGGTGTGGATATTCGGTAAGCCGTATTGGATTCCTCCCAAGCATTATTTTTATCTGTCTTATTATTATCCCATTGCCGTAGACGGGGGGAAAGTGGACTTCAGAAACGAGGACAGAGAGGTGAAGATATTCGAGCATTATTGCGACACTACAACAGAAACATTTAAGGCGGTAGACGAAAGCGGTGTTCCCGTTCCTAACGATAACGGGGATATAGAAATGACGGATGCAGGACACAGGGTTTCTCTCGGAAGCATACACCCCAAAAGAAGAAGAAAAGGTGTTACTATGCAGAACGCTTCGGATGCTATGTGGGTTCTTATTACAGGCAGAGAGAGGCATGTTATCATACAGGCAGATAGCGGTAAGTCAGCAGAAGACGTATACAACGATCACATCTTACCTGCATGGAAGCGATTAAAATTGTGGCTAAAGCCAATATATGACGGGAATAACGATCCTTCGGGTGGTATATATCTAAAGCCTCCTACAACTGTTGTTGGGGAAAGTTATCTTGACGGGTATATTATTTGGAACGATTCAGCGAAAGAGGGTGCAAACGACAGAAGAAAAGCACATTATATACTTGATGACGAAGCCGGGAAAAATAGTTTACACGATAACGACAAGAGGTGGCGCATAGACAAGCTTACTTTAATGCAGGGTACGGATATTCACGGCATCAGCAGGCATCCTTCTACGGTAGAGGAAATGACTTCCGGTGGGGAGTTCTTTATGAAGATGTTCTTCGATTCCGATTTCTATAAAAGGAACATGGTAGGTATGACAAGATCGGGGTTGTTCAGGGTGTTTCGTCCAGTGTGGATGGGTTCGGACAACTTTATAGACGAATGGGGTTTCTCTGTTACCGACACCCCGACAGAAGCACAGCTAAAGAATCCTCCCCCTAAGTCTGAGTTTAATGTACTTGGTATAGGTAGTAAAGAGTTTTGGCAACGCAAGTACGAGGAGATGTTGGCAGACCCGACACAACACGCAGACTATCGGGTGGAGATAAGGAAACACCCTATGCTTTCAGGCGACTGTTGGAGAGGAGGGAGTTCGGATATGGGATGGGATTACCTCTTAATAGACCAAACATTGTCTAAGTTAAGATCGTCACCGGAAGAAGTTGTAAGGGGCAATTTTGTTCGCAGGGGATTTCTTGTGGACTTCGTGCCTACCGACAAAGGACGTTTTATTGTGTCTAACCTATTTCTTGGACAACAGAATTTAATGGTTGACGGTGATCCGGTGTGGAATCCAGAGACAGGGCAGTTCATGCCCACAAAAAGACCTAAATTCCCTTCACGGTTTGTAATAGGCGCTGACCCCTTTGATTATCGTACTCCTACAAATAAGAAAGTAGGATTCCATTTGTCAGACGGAGGAATAGGCGTATATCACAACACCGATCCTTCAGAGCTGGATAAGCCGATAATAGAACAAGAGTCGGGGCAGATAATCGCATATTACGAGACAAGACCGAGTTTAGATGTGTATTGTCAGGATTTGTTGGCGGTTGCGATATGGTACGGTGGGTTGGTTAACTTAGAAAGTAACCTTAAATTGGTTATTAAGTTCTTTTACGATAACGGGTTTGGGGGATATTTGTGGCACTCTATCCTTCCTGACGGGAGGCTGAAAGAAGAGCCAGGCACTTATTCCGGCAGCGCAACAAAAAACGATATGCTTAACTCTTTCAGGGATTATATATCTTATCGTTCTCACAGATGTAAGATTAAAGAACTACTAATATCAGCAAGGGAGATGCGTGATCCTTCGAGTTTAACAAGACACGACGGTCTTGCTGCTTGCGGATGGGCTATATATGCAGCCAATTCAAACTACGGCAAGATGATAGAAAGATTCGACGATGTAGACATGGATATAGACTCGTTATACGGCACACAAACAAGGTACTAAAACATAGATAATAACATAGTGTAAATTTGTTGCAAAATTTATATCTATGGAAGATTACAGAAAGGAAAGTGCGGAAATGTACTCGTTTCCTGATTTTGAAAATACACCGGAAGAAGTAAAGCAAACCCCCAAATATTCAATACAAGTAGCTAAGTCAATCGTCCACAAATATCAAAAGAACAGGACGATGATAGGCAGTAATTGGGGAACTTTTTTTGATGAGTTGAGGCTTTTCGGCCTCGGTAGGCAGCCCTCCGACCTATACAAAACATTTCTTTCAGGTACGAATACAACAACTTCAGAGACCGTCCTCGACGACAATACATCAAGAGATGTAAGGGAAGAAGCCCGTAAGGGTTGGTATAATGTAATGTGGGAAGATATTGTTTCCCCTTTGCCTAATTTAAAGTCTCAGGTACGTGGACATTTCTCGGAGATAGATTACGATATTAAAGCCGACAATATAGATTTAGATAGCGGAGCGGAAGAAGAACGTAGGATGATGGAGGTGTTTACTAACACCCATCCGGTGTTTGGGAGTATGATTAACGATCTGAAACAAAAGGCGAGAGTGCCGACAGAAGAACCAGAATACATACCCGAAGGGCTTCAAGAGCTACAAGATTTAAAAGAAGAGGGTGGCTTCAAACCTCCTTATACTATGCAACACGAAAAACTTATCCTGCACACAGAAAACCAATCGGGGTGGGACAGGTTTCTTAAAGATCAGGTTCTTAACGACCTTATGGATATAGGGTATATATTTGCGTGGGTTGACTACGACGACGAGACGTGTATGCCTAAATGGGAGTATGTGGATGCCAAGGATGTCATCATGCAGTACGACCACGAAACCGGATTCCAAAATGCAGATTACGGCGGTAGGTTGTCTAAGATGACAATAAGCCAACTTAAACAATACAGGGATCATATCGTAGATAGTTACGGTAAGCCCATCAGCGAGGAGAAGTTTGCACAGATAGCGAAAGCACATTGTAATTACGGCAACAACCCAACAGAATCAGAATGGGATAATTTCAGCAAACAGATAAATATAGGTTACGGGTATGACCGATTTAACGTTCCGGTATATAAGATTTGGTGGAAGGATACAGAATATATCAAACGAATAGAATATACAAACCGTAGAGGCGAAAAACGGTATTACGACTATCAAGAACCCGTAGAGGGAGAATACGATGTTAAGTCAGGTGTTAACGAGATAGACTTCGGCAGGGAGTTCGGCAGCAATTATGCTGTTAAGGTAGAGCCGATAGGGAATACTAAGGTAAGCGGTGTTAAGTCAAGAAGCAATGGTGTGTCGGTAACGGCTAATTACCCCGGCAGAGTACACTACAAGGCTTACTACAAGTTAGGGAAGAACGAAGCGATCAAGAAGGTAAGAATACGTAAGTTGTATCATTGCTGGCTTATCGCAAACAGCGACTTTTGTATTAAGTTCGGGGTTGCCCCAAATCAGCCAAGATACCAATACAACGAACCTCTTGCTCCGCTTGTCGGATATAGGCTCCCCGAAAAATCCCTTATTTTCAGGTGTGTGCCTATTGCCAATATGTATCAGATCGCTTGGTATCGGTTACAGAACGCATTAGCAAAAGCAACTCAGGGTTTGTATGCAATCAACACAACTCTACTTGGAGATAACGGCAAGAAGTTGGATGCGTTGAAGGTGCTGAAGGCGGTAAGGGAAAATCAGGTGTTGTTCTACAAGATGTCTATGAACGGCAATGTAGGGGGTACTCCTATTCCGATAAGCTATATCCCAGGCAACCTACAAGAAGCCATAGCAGGAGAAGCGTCTATTATGCAGATGTGTATGCAATGGATAGAGGATCAGACAGGCTTTTCAATGATTGCGTTAGGACAGACGCCTTCTCCCGAAACGGGGCTGGGTGTGACAGAACGTAGTATGGAGAGCACACAAAAATCCCTTATGCCGTTGATGACCGCTTTAAGGTATTTAAAAGAGGAGTTGGCTAAAAGGACTTCTTGTATGTGGCAGACGGCTATACAGAACGATGAAAAGGCGAGATACGAAGCCGGTAAGGTAATAGGAGAAGACGGGGTGTGGATATTACAGCAAGCTAAATCCCGTGATGTACAATACGGAATAAAGATGTTAAGCAGACCGGATACAGAGATGAAGGCTGCTATGTTAAGAGCCATAGAGGAATCTGGCGCTAAAGGCGAGATAACTCCTGACGAGAAGTTATTTGTCTTAGATGCTCTTAGCACGGGAGGGAATATCCGAGAGATGCGTATGAAGCTGCGTAAGATGATACAGAAGAACAAGGTGCTTGCACAGCAGATGGAAGAAAGAAAGATTGCTCTTCAGGGACAGCAGATTAAAGAGCAGGCCGCAATAAACGCACAAGTAACGCAACAGACAGAGATGGCTAAGTTACAGGCTAAAGAAGCAGAGATCAAGATACAAGCGATAGCAGATATTGCTAAGAGGGATCACGATTCAAGGCGTAAGATAGAGGAGGCTATTGCAGAGTATTGGTTGAGTATGGGTAAGGTTCCCGCCAATCCCAAGACACCTGAAGAACAAGGTCTTGGACAAGGAGCGCAACCTGTGCAACCACCTGTCCAACAGGCAGCACAACCACCTGTGCCACCGATGTAAAAACGATATATTAAATATGTTATATTTTTGTTCCACTAAAACCAAAAGATATGCCAGAAGAAGCAACCAACCAACCGATAAGCCAGCCTTTAACAGTAGGCGTTCTTGATATGTTTGGGAAAGAAGCACTCGTAGAGGGTACGCAGATAGATGGTGTGCAGCAGGAAACCCCGGCACAGGAAGCTCCAACAACAGAGAGCACAGTGCAGGAAACTCCGGTACAACCCGCAACAGAACAGACACAGACAGATTGGTTTCAGGAGTTCCAAAAAGAATATCCCGACATCAAGTCTAAAGACGATATAAAAGAGTATTTGAGTTCTTTGAATGAGTTTCAGGAATACAAAGGCAAGAAGGGTTACTATACCGAACTTGAAACAACGCTTCAGCAGGTGGTGGATCAAGCCACTCAGTTATACGGCAGCAAGGAGAATTTTGCTAAGTCGTATATATCTGAGCAGCTTGCTAAAGACGGGCGCGATGCTACGGTTGTAAGCCGTATTGTAAACAGCGAGGTTGGTAAACTGTCAGATGTGGAGGCAATGGTTTTACAGCTTCAGTATATGACGCCAATGCTTGCCAACAAACCTGATATTGTCGTAAAAGGTGTTTTAAAGGAATACGGGGTTGATATAGACGCTCCCGATTTCAATGCGGACAATGTAGAAATAACAGACCCGCAGCAGATGGTTAAGTTTGCGAAGGATGCTGCCGCCGCCAAGAAATACCTAAACGATCTTGTTTCAGGTATACAAGTTCCCGAAATCAAAGATTTTAAAGCAGAGATACAAGCCAAAGTCGAACAGAATAAGCAAGCGGAGGTTCAGCGACAGGAGAAACTAAAAAGGCTTTCTGAAGATTGGACTGGTAAGGCTAACGAACTTGTCAACCAGTTAAAGTCCATCGAGTTCAAGCGCAAGGACAAAGATGGCAAAGAGGACACCGTATTCACATACGATGTGCCGCAGGAAGCAATAAAGAATCTCGTGCCGTTTATAACAGAGTATGCTCTCTCCAACAACCTCGATGTTACACAAGATAATGTGTTGCGTGTGGCGAAGGAGTTGGAGCAGTTTGTTAAAGAGGAGAGGATGGAAGAGATTATGGAGGCCCGTGTAAGCCATGCTTTGTCTAAGTACAAGTCAGAACTGGACAACAAGGTAAGCAACAACAAGCCGATAAATCAGACAGAAGCTCCCGCAGACCACGCAAAGACTTACGAAGATGAGATAAACGAGCAGTTCAAACGTGCTCACGGCTTAAAATAGAATGTTGAACGTTAAATGTAATTTAAAATGAGTATAAGTGTAAACGCTCCCTCAAGCAATGTGGTATCGCAGTATTACGGCTTGCAGTGGATAACAAAAAATAGTTCGGTTATTAAACCGGAATACAGACGCCAACTGTACGAAAAATATGGCAAAGGTGTAGGTGCAAGGGATATTTTCTTTGTTGCCGAAAGTATTGTAGACGTTCCCAACCAGGTAATAAACACCTTCCAGAAGGAAGCACCGTTGTTTGTTGTTAAACTTGGGTCGGCCATCTCAACGGGGTCAGCAGGTACAGACATAACAGTTATTCTGGACTCTACTTGCTACGATTCAAGCGACAACGGGCCGCTAAGAGTAGGTGACGATATCTATATTCCCACAACTTACCTTACCGCAGGAACTTTACTGCCGAGGGCATACAGGGTAACGTCTATATCTGGTACTGGCGCTTCCGCAGAATATACCTGCAAGCCTTACGCAAAAGACGGAGGTTTCTATACAACTGCTTCACGCATTGTAACCGAAGTCCCCGCCGCTACTTATCTGATGATAGGTGCTAACTCTTTTGCCGCAGGTACAGGACAGCCCGCAGGACAGACCGACACTCTCGAAACCCTTTCTTTCTATCCGAGGATTCTTAAAGAATCTTTCGATATAGAAGGTGGTCAGATAGCACAGTCGTTCTACGAAGCTACCGGGATGGAAGGCAGCAAGGCTCTGTTGAACCAGGCTCTTATGGAAACTGAGTTTAAACTGGACGTAAAAGAATCAAGGTTCTTCACATTCGGTGAGCGCACCGACAACAGCACAATGACACAGACTTCTGAGTCTACTGTCAGCAACGCAGTTGTTTCAGGTGCGGGTTTATTCCCTCATGCCGATAAGTACGGACAGAAACTTTCTTATACAGGAGATTTTGTTCTTGACAACCTGTATGAAGTGGGTATTCTTCAGGCTTCTCAGGGTATTACCAACGGCACAAGTGTTGTTATGGTAGGGCAGGAACTTGGCAGAGATGTTGAGGCTGACGCTTACGAACTTATCAAGGGATATAGTGGAGGCACTGATCTTCTTGATAAGGTAAAGAAAGAGTTTGGTCTTGATGTAAACGCTTTCTTCTTCGATGGTCGTACTTATGTTATTTGGAGGCCGTCAGAACTTGCTGATCCTACTGGCGCTGGTCTTTATACTGGCACAGACTATGCTTACAATTACGCTACAATGGGACTTGTTGTTCCCAAGACTAACGTAACTATGGACTTTATGGGACAGAGAAACAAGACCTTCCCCAACGTACAGATCGGTTATGTTAACCGCAACGGTGAAAACAGAAGGCGTGTTCTCAGTTACAACAAGGGAGTAAACGGCATCGAAGGTATGGGACAAGATGTTTCTTCGGGTTATGACGGTGTTCACGGCTATATGCTTGCACACATGACTCCGATATTCGCACTTCCTTCACAGTGGGTTCTTATGTATAAGTAATTGTTTTATAGGGTAGGGGTTTCGGCCCCTCCCTTTTTTTATATTGTTCAACCAAAACCAGATTAGTATGATACTCGTAGATGATGTTCCTGTAAAAACATTGAAAGAAGACAATCCCGCTTACGTGTTCTACGTAACGGAGATGAAGAAAATCGCCAAACAGACAGAGGCGACTATTATTAAATCCCATGCCAACAAGATTAGATTAGACGCATCAGGCAACCGCAGAAGGCCGCCTATGCACTCTATACAGTTGTCAGCAAGGGTGACTACTAAAGATCGTGGAATGGAGATATGGACGTTCTGCGAGACCTACAATAAGAAAAAAGACGGAAGGACAAGTTTCTCTCCGAGGTTTATTAAGTTAGGAGGGGTACAGTCTTTCAGGCCGGACAAAGATGCGGAAGTTATATTTTTCCTTACCCGTTGTGCTGATTTAGGAGGACTTGGTTATTATATCGAGAATCTTGAAGCAGAAGCCAGAGAACTTAACGACAAGGACGCTATCGAGCTTGATGTTCGTTACCATATCATGCGTAAATTAGGTCTTGAAGATTTGAGATATTACGCAAAGAGTTGGGGTATAGGGAATGCAGATTCTCTTGCCGAATCGGTATTAAGGAGGGTAATGTTAGATACTGTTACCGCCAGCGAAAAGAACATAACAGTAACCAAGAGGGGATTCGGTGCTTTCATGGACGACATAGAGAAGGTGAATCCTTTACTAACCGAAGCAAGGATTGTTGTAAGCACCCTGTATTCTAAGGGCGACATAGAGTACGACAAGCTCACAAGAAAAGTAAAACACGTTCCTTCTCAGACGCATCTTACTATTGTGCCCTTAGATCAGAAAGACAGGGTAGTTGATTTTGTTGCGGAGCTGCTCCTTACAAGCAAGTTTATAGACGCCTACGAAACAATGAAGATGGACGTGTTCGGGCAGAAGAAGTACGAAGGCGGTGTGTCTATCAAAGATTTAGAATCCGCAAAGACCAAAGAAGAACTGCTTGAATATGCCAAGAAACTTGGTGTAACAGTGCCCCTTAATATAGGAGAACCAAAGTTGAGGGAGAGGTTGATAGCGGTTATTGATGCGAGTATGACTGACGAAAAGCAATAAAAAAATCGGTTTTATATTTGTATCGGTTTGGTTTTAGTTGGACTTGGATTTGCAGCCTCCGGTTTACGCCGGGGGTTCTTTTTTTGCTGTTAGGGCGGTAAAAAGCCCTGTATAAAGATTAAAATTAAAGCTATTCGGACTTTTTTACCTCTTAGGCGGTAATGTTAAATATGTTTTACAATGTTTGTGTGTTTTGTAAATTGTATTATATCCAAATCCATATTTGTGTCTATCTGTAAATTTGCTGAAAACTAACAGAAATGACATTACTTGAAGTTCTGTATACCGTGCAACATATAGCACAACTTGTCGCCAAGCCCGCAGAAATGACGATAGAGCAGTTTAACAATATGTTAAGGTTAGCACAAGATGAGTTGTTTAAAGAGTTTGCTCACGGTTATTTGTCGGGGAACGGGGCAGAGGTAGATGCGAGGATAACAGCCGCAATATTGCCCTTTAGGAAAGACGAAACCCCTACCGCAGCATCGGGTAGTGTTAACGGTATCACTTGTCATTCCTATACTCTTAATGCGTTAGATTATGTTGTGTTATCGGCACAGGCTGTTACAAGTTCGAGCCTTACGGGTTTTATCAAGGTAGATATTGTTACCTCAGAGGAGTTTGTGGATAGGTGTGTTAATGCGGTAACATATCCTAAAGCCGCTTATCCTATCGGCTATCTAACAGGCACGGCAACATCGAAAGTATTTTATCTGTTGCCCTTACAGGGTACTGCGCCAACCTTAACAGTAACCGTTTTAAGGCGTCCTACTTCCCCTGTGTTGGTAGAGACAATTACCAACGGGGTAAGGACACAAAGCGGATCGTCTACTGCATTAGAGATAGATGCTATGTTCCATATAGATATAGTGCGTAAGATATTAAAGTATTTAGGGATAGCGGTAAACAACGAGTTTATATCCGTTGCGATGGAAGAACAAAAGAACCAAGAAAAATAACATACTATGACCGTAGATGATCTTAGATTATTTTTGAATACAATTCTTAATAAAGACAACAGCGGTAATACGCTGTCGCCCGAAGAACTTAACCTACTGTTTAAGGCTAACATATATCCGTTTGTACGGAATAAGGTTATTACGTATCGGCAGTATGTCAGCACAGGAGGCACATTGGATGATGCTGTTGCTACGGCTCTTTTGATAGACGCACTGCAAACAAGAACAACAGCTTCTCTATCTTCAGGCACATTTACTTTACCCGTAGATATGCTTTTGTTGGAGGATTTATACGGCACTTACAGCACTAATATGAAGCGCATAGAATTAGTGTCGGCAGACGAATATTCCAAGAGAATGACTAATCTGTTGTCTAAACCAGTAGACTATTATCCTGTTGCTATTATCGAGGGTACTTCTTGTAGGGTTTATCCCTCTACGATGACTTCTTTATTTGTGTATTATATTAAGAATCCTACTGTCCCTATATTCGATTATTATATAGATGCGGATTATCAGATTCAGCCGTTGGCAGCATCGGCATCACGGACGCTTACAGCAGGAGAGTACGGAAGTGCGGGGCAGACATCGGGAACTACGGTGACATCTCTTACGGCAGAGCTTAATATACCCACAGAATTACATACAGAGTTTGCACAATATCTTGCAAGCCAAATAGCTGTCAGGGACAGAGACCAGTTGTTATATCAAGCAGCAGAAAACGAAAAACAGTAAGCCATGACACAATCAGAACTAATATACACTATCAAGAATATAATAGCTCCGGTAGACAAGACAAGCAGGTATCATCCCGAACAGATAAAGATGATATGCGATGTTGTGTATGCGCAAAGGATGACTTCGTTTTCGGAAGAGGTTATGAAGAACGTGGATTTGTTTACAAAGGAATATACTTCTCAGGTGTGTACACTGGATGCCACCAAGAATATTTATTCAGTTACCATACCCGCAAAAACGATACCTCTCCCAAAGATTCCAAGCGGTATTAGGTATATTAATTTAGATGCGTCTTTCGATCTTTATTTCGTGCCCTCAACAGAACAAGAACAGTCTTACATGGGTGGGTTAGATACTCAAGCAATAGATACCAATATCAATTATTGGGTACAGGGGGAGAAGATATGGTTTAACGAATCTATGACGGCGGCAATAGCAGCAGCAGGTGTACGTATTGTTCTTGTTCCGAGGTTCGCAGAATACGCAAGTACTGATACTATCAATATCCCTGGGGGCACAGATTACGATTTTATCAAACAGGTATTGGAGTTATTGGGTGTTACGTCACCCGTAGACATGAAGGCTAACAACGCAAACTCATAAGGATATGGCACATACAGACGGAGTAAGAGCATTAAAATATATTGTGAACAAAGCGCTATGGATCGCTCGCAGGGAACAAAGCGATTACAACAGGTTCTTTCAGCTTGCGGTAGACGGGTTGAAGGAATTACGGTTAAACTATATACACGAGGGGGCTGCTTTCGCAAGGCTTACCGTTCCCACTACCGTTGCTGCCGTTTCCTTCCCTTCCGATCTGGTTGAGTTTTTGGGTATAGGAGTTCCTGTCAACGGAGAGTTGAAGTGGCTTACACCCAAACAGGATATGGTGATAACCACGACAACAGTAGGCGGACAAGAAACACAGGATTCAGATTACGGGGAGGGTGTTGATGTTATACCCGATTCGTCTTCCGGTTTATATGCAAGAGGGGGTGTTAATATAGACGGGTATTACAAGATAGACCACCAGAACCGGAGGATATTCCTTAACTCTGTTACAGCAACCGAAGTTGTTATCCGGTATATAAGTTCAGGGACAGAAACTACGGGCACTACATTTGTGCCTATCAAATACGAGTCTGTGCTTATGGCATATATAATTTGGAACGATTGCAGGTACGACGAGTCACGCCTACAAATAGCACAATACTACGAACAACAGTTTAACAGAGAAAGCGTGAATATAGACGGATATACGATAGAAGAACTTTTAGATACACTGAGGTCTACATATACTATGTTACCGTTAAGAGGATAAGATATGAACGATATACAACAGCAGATACCGTTTTACAAGAGTAAATTAGATTGGGATACCGATATTAGTTTGTTGCAGGCGGGAGATTCTAAATATTTTCTCAATACTATCCCTGCCGATTCGGAACACATGGGGGTTAGAACTAATTGCAAGGGTGTAAGCACTCCTACAATATATATGCCTAACAGTGTTTTTACTCCCGATTTAGAGATAACGGTAACGGAAACAAATCCCTCAACAAGTACAACACGGTTTGAGTTTACACTGTTGTCTGTCCCTAACGTGTTAGAGATAGAGGTGTGGAACAACAACAAACTGAAGTATATTTATATTTCAGGTAGCGGTTATTCAACGGTGGCCACATTTATAACAGAGGTAATATCTCAGGTTAGACATTATTTCTCGGATCAACTTGTTTCTTACGGCGCTATTACCGGAGGTGCTTATTTCGTGTTCAATACCCTCGACACGTCGGAGTGTGATATGCGTGTTATAGGCAGGCAGACCGCAACATATCCCACAACCCTTTCTTGTATCGGTGCTTATTACGATGTTCAGGACGATATTACTTATTTTTGGGTTCACGACAGCGCAAATCAGGTTGCGTTGCTTAAATACATTAATTACAACAATGTTATTGTTTCCTTGTTTGTCACATCACAAAACCTACATTCTTTTGTGTCGAACCCGTTTGTTATAGGCACAGGGAAAGATAAGTTGTTATATTGGGGATATGCGGGGTATACCGCCCACAAGATAAACTTATACAAAGCATTACATAACGATGTGTTGTACGACGAATCAACATCAAATATTATCAAACCTCCTCCCTTTACGGATGTTGCCTACTCTTATTCTGCATCTGTTAAAAGTAGTGATATAACAAGATATTTTCAGCTTCTTGTGCGTAATAAATATGTGGATAAAGAAAATTCTGTATTTGGTTTATTGTCGGAGTTGATGTACGCTCCTTTAGGAGAGAGAAGCATAGGCGGTTACGGTAGTTTTAATTTTTTTAGGTCTGCAATAGCTGTTTCAGCAGACACCCATCAAGAGTGGAATGGTTATGAATATGCGGTTAAGTATAATCAAGATAACTGGCGGTTAACAAGGTTAACGGACGCAGGAGAGGTTAATAATAGTGATATATTGTCAGAGGTTGCTCCTACCGATATAAGCAGGTTATTTGATTATGTCCCGCAACGAATAGGCTCTATAAACGCATTAAACAACAACCGTATGGTGTTGTCGGATTGTGTTGAGGGTTACGATAATGTAGAATTAGATGTTAGCACAACAGCCACCACCACAGGGGTAACAGAGGAGTCAAGGGTTATTTATAATTCCTCTGTATATGGATCGGGTTCTGCCAAGGTAAGAATAGAAATTGATGCGGGGGCTACATATTTATTATACATTAATACGCCCACAACAGAATATACGATAAGGCTTGTTAATGACGTGGGCATGACGGGGACTGATGTTGTGGATTATTTTGTGGATTATATTAACGATAATATATCTGACGCAGATATAACATCTGCTGCTAATGGGGGCACAGAACTATTAACTATAACATGTTCTTCAACGGTAACTGCGGTGTGTGCGGTGTTTGGCGCCTATACAAAGATAAGATCGTTTCCTTGCGGTGTTAATTATTTGGGTATTGCATATTATGACTTATACGGTAGATGCGGCGGCGTCAACATATCCGACGACTTAGCTGTTGTTGTTTCAGATTCAGGTGGCTCTACTCGCATAGTATTAAGCATATCACACCAACCTCCTGTATGGGCATATTATTATAAGATATTCTATGGATTGTCTAACAAACAATGGTATCAGCAATTCTTGGTCAAGAAAGATTTGTTTATCAGAAGCGACAAATACATCAAGATAAATATTAACGAGTGTGTTCTTGCGGGGCAGATAATAAATCCGTCTTTTAATATTGGTTCTTATGTCTTTAATAAAGGAGACAGAATAAAGATTTTGCAATACATTACAACGGGACTTGAAGAGCCAGCGCCTTTGTCAAGGGACACTTACAGCTACGGGGTTAACTTCTCAACTATTCTTGACCTTGAGGTGTTAGATCAAGACGAAACATATATTTATGTAGAGACAATATCAGATACTACTGTTATAGGGGAGTTAGACGCCGCCAATCACTATCTTGTAGAATTATATACCCCACAAAATACCAAGCCTATAGAGTATTTTGAAACTCCGCAATGGGGTGTAATATCCGATCCGGGAACAAGCTTCCGTTACCACGATTACTTCAAAAACGCATATCTTGGAGATACAAGACAAGATCAGACGGCAAGTGTGCCTATGGTGGCTACATTAGAGGGCTACGATCATTGGCTGTTACAGACATTCTATTACGATAGCGGTATTCCTGTGTCGTGCGGGATTATAAGCGAATCTTTCTCTAACTATCACGAATCCAAAACAAGAGGATTGGGAAGGGTAAACTTTTATTTACCTGACGCCAACAAGATAAGGAGAAATATTGTCAGGGCTTCCAATGTGTATATTCCTAATACTAACATAAACGGGTTGTCTACGTTTGAATATCAGAACGAACAGACGGTAGACGAATCTTACGGGCCTATCTCCGACATTAAGGTAACGGGTGATGTACTCAAGATTATCCAACCCCACAAGATAAGCTCTATATATTTAGGATACGAAACAGGTGTTGACGGTGCGGGTAATCAGATTCTTTTGAGGGCAGAAACAACGTTAACTCCCCCAAGATACAATGCAACTAAGTTTGGGTGTATGCACCCCGAATCCGTTGTTGTACACGGCAACTACGTCTATATGCTGGATGCTGTTAATGCTTGTGTTGTCAGGGATACCGTAGGAGGGACATTCGCAATATCCGAAAACGGTATGCGTAGTTATTTCAAGTACAAGACACAACAGTTGGTGGCTTCTTGCGGGTATTCGTTCAAGGCTTACGGGGGATACGATTATCAAAACGATCTTTATTTCCTTACATTTAAAGACCCCTACAACAGTACAAACGACGAGACTATTGCCTTCCACGAACCGTCGGAGAGTTGGTATTCATTCTACTCTTTCGAGCCTGAGATGTATTGCAACACACCCGGCAGAGAGTTGGTGTCTTTCTCTGCGGGTAAGCTATACAACCATTCTTCTACAACGAGGAATACTTTTTACGATGGCGTGTTAACCAATTCAGAAGTTTGGGTTGTCGGAAATATATATCCCTCAACTCCTAAGAAATGGAACAATATAATTGTGGATTCAAACGATATATGGACGGCAGAGGATAACGGAGATGTGCTTATAGACGCAGAGGCTATCGTACAACAAGACCCCAACAATTATACACAACACTACGGATATATGCAGAGTGCTTTAAAGGAAAAGAACTTCAGGTATATTAACGGTGTTTTTGTTGCGGACTTCATGCGGGACGGCACTTCTTCAAGTTCTACTTTCTCTGTTAGGGATTTAATTAACGGGCGTCCGTTACGAGGCAAGACGATACTTGTAAAGTTACAAAACAGCAATGCAAGTGCGGTATATCTTAAAAGTGTAGTTATCAATGCACAAAACACAAGATAAGTTAGATGTTTAAATTTGCTATGTTAAAATTATAAGTAATGAGCGCAAAAAGACAGGCGGCAGCACAATACAGCAAGCAATCGGCGGGGGCACTTAATATGCAACGCGCGATAGCCGACAGTATGAAAAAAGAGCAAGCCGAATATCAAAGAAAGGCAGAAGAGCTTCTCGGCCAATCTCCAACATATCAAACTCCCAGACAGGTACAGCAGTATCAGAACATGATGACACAATCGGGTGGTGATCTATATGCTAAGTTAATGGGGCTTGCGGGTAATATGCCTGATTATACGGGGGCGGGACAGGCGGCGATACAGAATGCGGCAAACTTACAAACAACAGGGGCTGCCTCTTTACGGGATATTGTCAACAAAGGGGTGGCGTCTTCAGAAGCCTACGCACAGCAGGGGATGAAACAAGGATTGGGAGATATAAAGAATTTCTCAGACTATTACCGTACCCTTGCCTCTCGTCAAGAGATGCCTGGACAACGGTTAATGGAGTCTAAGTTGGGGCGTAGTTATGCAGAGGGCGCTAAGTCAATAGGACAGCAGGCAGGTGGTTCTATATCGGGATTAGGCGCTATGATAGATTTATACAGTAATAAAGCGGATTCTCTTTCAGATATAGGAATACAGGCGGCTAATTATAAATCACAACAAGAGAGCGCTCTTGCAGGTGCTTTAGAAAGAGCAACGTCGGCACGGCAGGGGATATACAGTCAAATGGAACAGGGTGCTCTTAACAGGGCTGCGATAGGCGCTGAAGGAGAACAGGCGGCAACAGGGATGGCAACAGCAGGACAACAGGGATTGGCAGACTACGCACTTAATAGACAGGGTGTGGCACAAAACCAAGCTGCAACACAAGGAAGTTTAATCAATCAAGCTGCAACAGGACAGGCTAATCTTTCAGGTGCAGGATTATTAACGGGTGCTCAATATGCAGACACCGCATATCAATACAATCAACTTATGCCTTGGCAGCAGTCCATGAACTATTATACTAATTTGATAAGTTCTTTGAATCCCAATGCGGCAATGATGGGAATGACAGAAAATTATCAAAATGCTTTGAACAATTTATACAGCCTGTTCGGCAAGAAGGCTGGCGGGGTAAGTGGTTTATAAAATAAAGATATGGCAATAATACCAGCAATAGCAGCCTTACTAAAAGGCATAATCGGTAAAGTAGCGGGGTCTAAGTTAGTAGGGGGGGCAGCTAAGTTAGTGTCAGGTGCTTTAGGTGGTGTTGCTTCTAAGTTAGCGGAAGCAGGGGCAGGCAAGGCAGCTACGGAAGGAATAAAACAGGCTGCGTCAGGAGCGGCATCAAACGGATTAAAACTTGGAAGGTTATCAGATTTGGTTAATGTTGCAAAAGCAGAACCAATCAATCAGGCGTTAACATCTAAATCCGGTGTTCTTCCTGTTGTAGAACAAGGCTTGAAAAACAGGGTAGCAGCGCCAACAAAACTTAGTAAAATAGCAAATGTCGCAAACAGTGTCCTTTTCGGGGAGGGATTTGGGAGTGATGTTGCAAGAAGAACTCTCGCCAATGCAGCACAACAGGGACTATTCAGGGGAAGCGATGTCGGACAACCTGATAAAGATTTCGGGGGTGTTCTTGCCAATAGTTTGTTAAGCGGAGTTGCGGGAGCAGCCGTAAACACCGTACAGCAACAGTTCGATTACAAACAGCAGTTGCAGCAGATGATGAACGAGTTCGACCCCGCAGAAGAATCGTTTAAGACAATGCAGCCCGCAATGCTTGAACAAATCAATTCTTTCAGGGATTATATTGTCAATGTAGGCATGGGCAAACAGGGCTTGCAAAAAGGCAAATATACTTCTCAGGAGATGTTGGATATAACCGACAGATACAACAAACTCCAAAGGAACATAAGTCAGTATATGGGGGATTTGGAAACCTACCAAAAGGAATATAAGGAGTTTTACAACAACTCAACAAAATATGATCCGGTAGATTTCAAGATGCGGTCAGATTATTTCTTACGCAATGGCAGGATGCCTGTCGAGGGCACTACATTAACACAGGCAGAGGTAAACCCCGATACATTCTTCAGCAACCTAAGTATAACAAACAAGGATGCGTGGAGGCCGACAAGCGAAACTAATCCTTACGAAATGCAATCTCCTCTTACCGGAGATCAAAAGAAGGTGTTGGCGGGTACTTATTTCAATACCAACCAAGGCTTACAAAAATATATTGTTCGCAACAAACTCCCCGAATGGAAACAGCAGTATGCGGGAGATGCTGAACTTATGAATATGTTTACTAATCCTGAGACCGGGCAATTCGACGATATGTCTTTTGCGGAGTTTATGACAGGATTGGAATACGGGGATAAGATAGAACAGAACAAGGTAGATTGGGCCAAGAAAGCTCAGTATATGGAAGAAACCTCCAAGAAAAACGAATCATTACCTTACAGGGTTGTAGAAGATTTCCCTTACAGCAATACAGAATCAGGACGTGCTTTAGTATTCGACAAGAGTAAGACGGCTAACGTTCCTGTATCTATGTTGGGGGATATTCAAACAGATGCAGACGTATTACCTGTTAACTTCGAGTACGTAGATAAGTACGGAAATCTTATCGGCACTACATCGGTAGACGAGGGTAACGGCACTATCCGCAAACAAATAAAGATACCATCAGGAAGGGCACAGGGTTTATTGGAGGCTTACTTCCCCGGTATTACAAAGAGCATACCGACACAAACTAACCCTTCACCTGTGGGCGTACAAAAGAGTAACGAGGTAAAGGGTTTCGATACTAAGACAAACAGGATGGCTATATTTGATGCCACGACACATGAATTTTTAAGATGGGAGTAAGTTATGCCAGAATATAAACCTAAATACGAAGACATATTTGGAAACAAGGCTAACGAGCCTAAGTGGAATGATATATTTCCCGAACCTCCAAAAAAAAAAGAATCTTCAGACCTTTCGGAAGAGGTGTCGGCTTCTCCATCAGAGGTACAAAGCTCGTTATCGAAAGCGGAACAAACTCCGACAGCTAATACAACTACTCCGACAGGGTTTAGGACGGTAGAGCCGTTCCGGTTAGCAGACGTGGTTGAACAAAATCAACAGAAAATAATTTCAGAGGAAGAACAAAGGCGAGTAACCGAAGAAACAAGACAGCAAATTCAGTCGTTGCTTCCAAATATACAGCAGACCATATCGGATATAGATAGTAAAGCCAAAGCGCAGATTGGCCCTGCTACCGTTTTTGGGTTTGGCAAAGAACAAGAGGCCCTTCTTGCAACAAGGAGGCTGCTTAGGGGAGCAGAAAAAATGATTAAAGCACCAGATAAAGAAGGTGTTCGTTCTTTTATTTCTGGAATCAGGAGGGGTGATTTGGCTAATTTGTTTTCATTGGGATATACTGGCGGTTATAATAGTCTAAAAACCCTACAATTAGCAAAAAAAATGGACGGGGGTTATGAACCCACAGACGAGGAATATATGCTTCTTGCGGGCAAATATCTTTATGATGTTGTTGATGCTAATAAGCCAAAAACATCTTCCTATAACGTAGGGGCGGCTATCGCAGAGATGGTTCCCTTTATCGGTCAGATATATCTTACTGGCGGGATAGGATCAGCAGCGACGGGGGCAGCAAGTGCAACCGCCAAGAAGGCGCTATCCGCTTCTACGGTAGCTGTTATGAAGAAATACGGATTGGACGCTGTATTAAAAGCAGCAGTAGGAGCAGCAGCACAAACCCCGTTTACTGCTATGTTTATGCAGAAGTACGCACAGGAACGTATGCCTTCTTTAGAAATGGATGCCGACGGTAGGTTAGTGCCGACACAAGGAGAAAACAGAGTAGAGGCAGCAACAGATGCTTTCGGCTCTACGTTTAGTTCTTTGTTTTCGGAGAAAGCAGGAGAGTTGATAAGGAAAGGTGTTACAACGTTAGGGGCTAAACTTGCGCCCGCAATAAACAACCCTTCGCAAGCAGTCAAATCTATTAATGCTTTAAGAAAGAACCTTAATTGGAGTGGGGCTGGATACGAGTTTCTCGAAGAACAACTTGACGGTATAGGACAAGCGATAACGACAGAGGAGGCAACGCTATCTGATTTGTTTAATGTACGCCAGCAGTTTGAAACCCTTGCTACGATAATGGTGGCTTCTGCGGGGATGAAAGCATTGGAAATACCCGGTTATCTTAAAGAAAAGCAATACAAGAAAGAACTTGATAATGCGACCAAGGTGTTTGATGAACGCATAGACCCGACAACAAAACAAATTATAACATCTGCAATCAACTTGGATAATATCGAGGAGATGCAGAAAAGGCTTTCAGAAGAAGACTTGTCTTATCTTACCCCCGAACAGAACAAGGTTGTATTGGATTATATGAAAGCCAAGATAGGATACAATACTCTTTTTACGGCAGAGAACACGAAGGTGGAAGAACCCTCAGAAACGTCAGGAAAGCCCAAAACAGCTATCGCCAAAACAGAAACACCCCAAAGTGATACACAAGTATCACCCGAAGGAGAAACTGATTTAGGTGTGTCTAAAATTGACGATATAGCAGAGAATTTACCTGACAATGTTATACGTACCCCCGAAGGGTTGTTTGAGTTAAACGAAGCCCAACAAGAACAAAGAAAGCAAATGACGGAGAAGTACGGGAAGCAGAGGGCAGACGAACTTATTATTGATTTTATAGATGCTAACGATTTAAGAAAGTATACGGAAGACCCTTTTAAGGTAGAGAAAAAAGAACAAGATGTTTTTAATTCTCGTCAAGAGTTATTAAATTTGCAAGAAAAAGAATATGGAGAACTGGACAGACAAAACCGTGAAGGAGATAATAGAGGCCAAATGGGAAGACCTCAACGTGTGGGAGAGAATATCCCAGCGACATCTCCAAGCCAACCCCGATATGACGATAGAGGAAGCAGGCGAAGCGTTGGAGATAATACCGTATTAAAAACCTATTCTATTCAGGATTCAGAGGCATCTCAAATGTCTTCTGCGAATCCTAATTTAGTTTTCGACAAATCTTTTAACGAGGTTTCCGATCCCGAATTATTCCATAAATCAATATCTGACTCCAAAACAGGGAACAAGTATGCGGCAAGTGTATTTGTTTATCCCCAAGAAGACTATGCAAAATATCGTAAGTTTCTGACCGACGATGGATTGGCTGGTGCTGCTATTGACGACAAGGGAACAATAATATCGGTGTTCTCTCACGGCAAAGGAAAGGGAAGGGGGGCACAGGTTGTTTTCCAAGCAATAAAAGAAGGAGGAAACAAGTTAGATCATTATGATACTCGTTTATCTGATTATTATTATGATTTTGGTTTTGTTCCTGTCGCAAGGGTTAAATGGGACGATCAATATGCGCCCGAAGATTGGGATAAAGAAACCTTCAAAAAATACAATAACGGAGAACCTGATGTTATACTTATGGCGTATCATGGGGGTAATCCCAATACACTAAGTTCTCGTTATGGGAAGTTTGGTAATGTACAAGATGCCCTCAATAAAACACCCTATGTTGAGTCTTTTGAGGAAGGGCAGAAATTACAAGAACAATACTTAAAGAGGATAGGAGGACAACCAAATGCCAATGAAGTCAGCGTCCCAACGGAGATTCCTTTGGGCAACGAACCCACGATTAGCACGGAGGTTCGAGGAGGAGACGCCGGACAACAAGAAGTTACCGGAGAAGGTCAGGTCACGCAACCTACGCAGGAAGCACCAAACGAAGCAAGGAAAGCAGAGTTAAAGAAACGTATTGCCGATAATTTTGATAATCTTATTACTGGGATTGGTGGCAGTACATCTCTTATGGGAGAACAAAGACCCGATCCGCTAAAGGCAATGCGGCAGATAGCCGAAGACGTGTTTGAATTAGGAGCATTGAGTGTTGACGATCTTATAACGAAGATAAAAGACTATCTTAAACAAAAGCCATTAACACCAGAGAATCTTAAAACGATTTCAGATTACATAGATAACAACCGTAATCTTATACGAGACATTTACGTAGAGAGGGGCAAACAGAGAAAGTTTGCTAAGAGGTTATTGGAAGACGAAGACGTGTCTGACGAGATAAAGACGGGGCTTAGTGAAGATGCTAAGATGTATATTCCTACGGGAAATAAAGTGACAATGCACGAAGCCGATGTTATTATCCAAGAGAAGGGGCTAACAGAGTCTATCCTTATGGTAAAGGATAAGAATAACGGTTTATTTCCGAGAGTCAGGGTTGCTCTTGGTGAGGCCGTTATTAACGCCTACAATAAAATACTAAACGAAGCTGATCCTGAAAGTAGTGAATGGAAGGATGCAGCCAAGAAGTCTGTTGACATAGCCGAGTTTATGACAATGTACGGCACTGAATTAGGACAGGGTGTACAGGCTTATGCAATATGGTCTAAACTTAATTCGAGGGTTCTTACCGATAAGATTATTGCAGACATTGAAAAGAATACTGGTAGAAAACTGACAGACAAAGAACTTGATGAACTTAAACGGTTAGCCGATAGGGTCAAGAAAGCACCTGACGGTTTCCAGAAGTTTAATGCAACAACAGACCTGCTTGGATATGAGGCAAGGATAAAAGGCATCAAATTAGCAGACCTGGCAATGTCTGTGTGGTATGCTCATATACTATCAGGATACAAGACACAAGAACTTAACTTCTTAGCTAACACAGCTAACACAGCGATGGAGTTGGTTAAGTCTGCGATATATAGCCCTAAATCTACTTTAGACCTATTAAGGGGATTGTATGATGGGTACGGTAGGGGATTGTTGGAGTTATGGTCTGTTCTTAAAACAGGTTACGACCCCATGAAGGGTGCTAAGTTCGAGTTTACGGAAAGACAAGCAACGCCATCAGCATTAGAATCATACGAAGGGTTTAAATTGTTCGGCAAACAATGGAATCCTCTTAAATTACATAGGTATGTGCCCCGTGTTATGGTGGGTGTAGATAGCTTCTTTTATTATGGGCTTCAGGGTATGAGGTTGCATGAACTCGTACACAGACAGACCAAGGGTCTTGGTATGAGTAAGGCTGAAGTAGAAAGATATATAAGCGAGAAACTTCTTAAAACAAAAGAATTAAAAGAGAAGGCTATTGCGCAGGCAAAGAAAGAGGGGCTAAAAGGGATAGATATAAGGAGAAGAATGTGGGAAATCATGGAACAAGGGCTTCCCGATGAACTACATGATGACGCCAACAATATAGCAAGCAGAGGAACGTTTAACTTCCCCCCTGAAGGCAGGATAGGTCGGGTTACAGACCTTGTCGCTAATATTGCTAATCAAGTAAAGTTTGGGGATGTTAAGCCCATAAAGTTTATTGTCCCATTTACTAACATATTATCTAACGTTGCTAATACGTATCTTGACTATTCTCCTTATGGTTTTGTTCGTGCAGCAAGAGGGAGTATGGGCGGCAAGCAAGATATGGGTACTAAATACACAAGAAAGTATACACAAGAAGAAAGAACCAAGGAAATAATAGCGGCTACATTAGGAACTATCGCAGGGCTTACTTTGTTTTGGCTTGCCACTAAGAGGGACGATCAAGACGAACCGACAATAGAAATAACAGCTAACGGTACTAACGATTATGTTAAAAACTATAACCTTCAGGAAACTGGATGGCAGAAGTATAGTGTTAAAATAGGAGATACATGGTATTCTTATCAAAACACGCCTTTAGCTATTCCTCTTACTGTTGTTGGAAATATAATGGATGCCAGAAACTATCAGGGCAGAACCCTTGAAGATAAAGATATGTTAAAGAGGACTGAAATAATACTATGGAATACGGCGCAATATTTTACAGACCTTACCTTCTTGCGTGGTGTGTCTGAGTTTCTTTCTTCGTTTAATGAGTCAGACCCAACAAAAGCGTCAGGGTATTTTGAAAAGTATTTGCAGAATGTGGGTAAGGGTTTTGTTGTTCCCAATATTGTAACACAGGTAAGTAGAAAGATACAACAGACCTACAATATGCCCATGAAAGAAGCTAACGATACATGGGAACAGATGTACAGAGACATTCCTATTGCAAGAAACAAACTTAACGAAATGACAAATGCTTTAGGAGAACCTGTTGTCGCCAATATGAACAGATGGACAAACAAAGAAGAAGACGATCCTATATGGCAGTTGATTGTAGACAACGAGGCTTGGCTTAATAAGCCAAGTAAGAGTATAGTTATGTACGATACAGAAGGGAATACCAGGTTGCTTAATGAAGAGGAGTATTATCAATATGCCAAACTAAGGGGGCAGTTGTTAAAAGACTTACTGGAAGAACATTATAAAGAACTTATGAACATGGATAAAGCAGAAGTTCAGGACAGGGTTGCCCAATACGCTAACGATGCAGCAGACAAGGCAAGATATAAATTAAGGTTCGGTAAATACAGTAAATAACTAATATCAAGATGAAGGTGTGTACTAAATTTGTAACCAACAAAAACGTAGATATGAAAAAGATAATTGTTCTCGGTTTATTTATGTTGTGTGCGTTAGGTGTTAAAGCACAGACACAAAGGATAGGTGATATAGAGGCTAATTGGAGTGCAGCCACGTATTACGCCTACGACACAACAACATTCATCCTTAACGTAGCGCAGGATGTAAATGCGATAATTGTAGACTATTCCGATCTAAATGCAGACGATGCAGTGCTGAAGATAGGGTTAGCGGATGCCTACGGAGTGTGGGCTGGCGATCTGCAATGGAGTGGCTCTACGTCGGCAGATAGTGTTATCCTCGACGCAACAACAAACGCAAAGACAATACGCAAGAGTGACGGCACAAGATACACTGTTGCTCGTCAGTCTTTTATAACCGACAAAGATTGGCCGGGTGGGTATGTGGCTTTCACAATCGTATGGAATAGCGTAACATCGGGACGTATCAAAATATATTATTAATGTCTAATGACTTTACACGGTATCTACCTATGAATATGCAAGACAGGGATTATTTGGATGCTATTGTCGGCAGACTTGAAGGGATAATGGAAGAAAGGTTTAAATCCGTCTTCGAGAAGCAGGACGATATGATAGAACACCAAAAGAAGACAAACGGCAGGGTGACAAAGACAGAGGACGATATACGATGTGTAAAGCAAGACAGTGTGGTTTCAGCATGGGTGTCGAAACATCCGGTACAGTCTGTTGTTTACATGGTTGTTCTTATGTTTACTGTTGTATCCCTTGCCGACATGATAACATTAAAGGACTTAATTCAGTTGATAAAATGAGGAAGATATTATTCATATTAGCGTTGTTTGTTGTAGGTTCTACGGCTTATTCACAGGCGGTGTTCCAGATGGGCGCAATCAACATAGACTCCGTGTATTTTGACGAGACTAACGGATGGGTGACGGGAGTTGTAATAGATACTACCTTGACGACAACAAGCGACAAAACATTACCGTCTTCTCAGGCTATTAAAACCTATGTTTTAAATACTGCCGAATCTGTAGCTGCTTCTGTTGTAAGCGATTCTCTTGCGGGGTTTGTAAGTGTAGAATCTGATCCTATATTTGCTGCCGACTCCGCTAATCTTTTACATTGGGCTGACACCACTTCTACAATAGCAACACAATACGATTTATCAAATATAGATGTCGGGGATTGGACGACAACAGACACCACTCTATCTACCACTAAAGATGTTGGTATAGGGATAGCTCCTGTTTATTTATTCCATGCACAAAAGTCAATTGCGGCAGATGTTATCGGTTTGTTTAGTAACACAAGCGCAACTGGATATGGAGTTGTTTTTAAGAACGGCAACGATAATAATTATAGTTTGTCGGTACAAAATACAGCAGGCACAAACAATATACAAATGTTTGGAAACGGTAATCTCACGCTATTAGGGAATATTGGGATAGGAACTCACTCTCCCGCTACTATTACGCATATATACGGAGCAAGTCCCGCAATAAGAATACAGAACACAGACGACGGGAATGGATCACAAGATTTTAAAGCTATTACCGGAGGATTAACAATCACCTCAGACGCAGGTAATTCTTTCTTTGTAGAAAGAACAACGGGGGATATTGGTATAGGGACAACATCTCCAAGTGAAGCTCTTGATGTAGACGGCACTGTTGCAATAAGGGACTCTGTATATCTTACAATCTTCGGAGATATGTCAAGTTCATGGCTGACAGGCACAAGTACAAGTGCAATAGACACAGCCACAACAGAACCAGCATCCTTTATTTTTGAAATGAATAAGATAAGAACGGCGACACAACGCCTTGAAGAAATGCTTAACTACGAGGTACGGTGGTATTATCAGGTAGACGGTACTATATACAATACATTTATGGTGGACAAACTACCCCCTATGCGTTATCTTCAGGCTTTACAAGCGGGCATAGAATATAACCTCCGCAATATAGCAGACGTAGAGAAAAAACAAGCGGAGTTAGAGGCAAGAATAGAAGCATTAGAGAGAGCAACGCCTATAAAAAAGAAACGATTCAAGTTATTTAGAAAATAAAGATATGAAACGATATATAACGATATTATTCTTTTTTTTTGCTTTAGCGTATGTTAAAGGGCAGCCACCGCAAATGGCTGTGTTCTTTAATAACGAGGCGGTGGATAGCATGGGTAACTATTCTTTTAATACCGGAGGGGTAAGTTACAGCTCAACATATTACGAAGAGGCAACACACTCTATTTATTTTCGTAACGGACAGCAGGACGACGCAACAACAACAACAGAACTTAATCTTAATACGGGGGCTGGTTTAACAATCAGCTTTTGGTTTCGTAACGGACAGACAACGGGGGCTCCCTATCCTTTTGCTTTTCAGGCTAACGGGTTAAAGGCTTATTTAGATGCAGCTAACAGAAGAGTGTATTTTAGGGATGCGTATGCTACAGATAATGCCGGAACAGGAACGGGTGTATATAGCTACAACACATGGACACACGCAGTATTTATTAAATATAGCGCAACAAGTCAATACGGGCGTATATATATTGACGGCGTAGATCAGACTACGGACAGCATAATGAACAGCCCTGTAGATTACACAAATGCTCTAACAATAGGCAACTTAACTGCCGATGGATGGAGTTCTTTTAGCGGATATATAGATAACTTTCAATATTACAACTATGCGTTAACAGACGCACAGATAGACAGCCTATACGATAACGGCACAACCAACTTTATATTAGGTGTTGCCGGAGGCGGAGGCGGAGGAGAGGGGACATATACCCCGACAACAGGAAGACACGTTTGGTTTATGAGGGCAGGCGCACAACAGATAATAAGGCAAGCGGGTCTTTTCAGGTATGCTATTGCAAAGAATATAATCAGCAGCACATACCCTATTGCTCACGATCAAGATGTAACTATCGCAGAAGAAAATGCAGCCGACGATGTTGTTCTTGAACTTAATTACAACCGTAACTACGAAAAGAGAGGAACGTTAACATGGACAGAGACAGGGGGTACGGGTGCAGACTATTTTGCGATAGCAGATTCTACCGTTAAGATACAGGCACACGCCGCAGACGGATCGTATACACTGACATATTCTGTTACCGACGGGTTCCTTACAGGCACAGGGACGGTAAACATAACGGTTATAGACTCTTCTCTTACTTATCTTGTTGGGGTTGGAGGTGATTACACCAATATGAACTTCACACAGGTATCAGGAAGATATTATTTCTTAAAAAGAGGACAAGAGTTTAGTGTAACCACGCCTGAATACATATCACAGGACAACGTGTTTTACGGTGCTTACGGTGTAGGCACAAGACCCATATTAAAAGCAGCAATTTCTTTAGGGGATTCTTACGGGTTAATAGATATAACTAACAGGTCTAATATTACAATACGGGATATAGATTTATATAGTTCAGCAGGAGGATTGGCTACTGTTTTTACACACGGTATTTGTTATAATGTGACATTTGACAATTGCGAGATACGATCTAATGCCGCAACAAGAACCTATCAACTTATGCGTATAGCCCAAATATATGGAGGCGGTTTGAAGAATTGTCTTATTCACGAGACTCTTGAAGATGGCGTATACGTTTTTGGATGGGGGGGCGCAAGTTCTGACGACATGGTAACAGTAGAAGGTAATTATGTTTATAATGTTAACTCTCGTGGGTCTGCGGGTAACGGCGACTGTATGGATTGGGGCGCATCAAGCGCATATTTTAGCAACTACTGTCATTTTAAATATAATCTTCTTGACCGCAGCAATACGACATATAAACATTGTTTAAAGTATATTGCTAATTATAACGGCACTGCATCGGGTTCTATTATCGAACACAACAGGATGGAGTGTTATAACGCGTACAACGATTGGGGACAGGCGGGTTTATCAGTATATCTTGCTCCTGAATGTATTATTAGGTACAACGTAATTAAGAACGGTACGCGTGGTTTTTATACCCCCAACACTTCAGGAGAGCCACAATATAACGTAACTAACGGTAATATTAATTTAGAGATATACGGCAATCTTATTATCAACAGTTGGTTTGCCGCAATAGAACTAAACAACGTTACCGACAATGCTGAAATATACAACAATACTATTGTAGATTATGCCACGTACAACGCCAATACCCCAAGGGGAATATATGTTTGGAGCGGGTGTTCGGGTGTAAAAGTTAAGAATAATATTATCCATACCACAAGTGGATATGATGACTACCCGATTTACGACAACAACGGGGATGTTGAAGAAGACTACAATTTATTCTTTCCTGATGACGGTTCTTGGACAAGGGGGACGCATTCTTTAGAGGGTGATCCTTTGTTTGTCAACGGCAGACATTCTGCTTACGAGATAAACACATACAGCCCTGCCTATCATGCAGGCACAGACCTTGCTATCGAATACGACTTATACGGCGTACAGTGGAGCACAACACCAAGTATGGGATATAAAGAATACGGTGCAGCAGTGCCTACAACTCCTGTTACCGCAGATTACTATTTCTGTGCTGTTGACGGGAACGATGCTAACGACGGCTTAACGGCGTCAACCCCCAAACAAACCTTAACAGAACTTAACTCTATTATTGCAGGGGCGGCTACAGCTACAACAATAGCGATAAGCGATACTGCTTACTACGGTAATATTATTATACACAGTGCTAACGATATAACACTCGTAGGTTGGAATAAGTACGGTAATATAAGTCCTACTATATACGGCACAAAACAATTAACAAGTTGGTCGAGTGCGGGCACTAACCTATGGACTAAGAGTGACGTGGTATTACCTGACACAGAAAAGGATTATTACGAAAACCAAGATACCGATAACGGAATAGCACTCCTTAACGGTTTGTTTATTAACGGCACATGGTATCAAAATGCCCGCACTCCTAATACGGGATGGTATGAAATGGAAGGGGTGGCTTCTGACTTCTTGTCTTACTTTGACGATACAGACCTTAGTATGACAACGAACCAATATCAAAATGCTTATGCTTATATTAACGTAGAGGATTGGTTGGCAGACAAAGTTAAAATTGCCAGCAATACAGCAACAAGGTTTAACCTAACATCATCTTATTTTACAAGCGGATATAGTCTTAAACATTACACATCAGGGACTAAACTTGGTTATGCGTTGTTTAACACTACGCCTGACCAGAACGGGGAGTGGAAGTACGACTATGCGACACAGACTATCACTTTGTATCACACCACAAATCCTTCTTCGTTAACAATATATGCTCCCGTAGAAGACTCTATCATATCAATAGATGACTCCTACAACATAACATTAAAAGACATAAGCACATGGGGTTCGCACAAGTATAATATATCTATCAAGAACTCCCATGATATAACAACAGAGTATGTTAATACGGACTATTCTGCTTATGCAGGGATATATATTTATAACTCCTACGACATTTATCACAGGTACGACACTGTTATGAACGCTAACGGTGCAGGTATATTCTTCCAGGGTAGTTTAGCGGGAGACGAACAAGTAGTTGGGTGTTGGATAGACGGTGTTGGCTCTACACCCGGATGGGACGATGCTATTGCAGGGTATTACGGACTTTATTCTAAGAACCCCAAATCTAATTTGTTGTATCAACGTAATTATATTGCACATACGGGTTATTCGGGTATTGCGGCTATTGCTTACGACGGTTTGGCACACGGCACGTTTTCTATTGCCAACAATTACATTACCGACTTTTGCGAACATCTAACAGACGGAGGGGGTATCTACGTACATCAGTTTATGTTAAACAAAGCCAAAAGCATTAACAACAACTTAGTCGTTAATCAGGGTACGGATTATTCGTTTATGCGCAGGAATTATCCTATTACACAGGGGATATATCTTGACGAAAAACAAGCGTATACTACCGTTACAAACAACACAACCGTAGGTGTAGGCGTTGGTTTCTTTAACCAATACAACTCCAACAACAACTCTTTTACCTATAACTTGTCGGTAGATCACGATGTTGACGGTTATTACAGTTATCAATCGGGTTTTTACAAAGAGGGGCCTTTCGACGGTAACGCCAACTATCTGACGTGGCAGTACAACACTGTTGTTGCTACGGACGAGACAGGATCAACGGGCTTTACTTGGGGCGACGACAATACACCATCCTTTACGGGTATGACAATTAACAACAACTATTATTTCAATCCTTTCAGGAGCGACAGTAAGATAATAGGGTCAAGGCATAATTGGGGAGACAAGCAGCTTTATACTCTTGCAGAATGGGGTACTTATATTGGATGGGAATTAGGGTCAACCTACAATCAGAACAACTGGACATTCGACGATGTTACGGGAATATCGGAGGCTGACTTTACACAGGTGTTTAGCAACTGGTCGGATGCGTCTCATTCTTTTAGTTTAGGGAATTGTGTGTTTATAGACACAGACGGAGACACCGTATCGGGAAGCATATCGGTAGGTGCTTTCGATTCGGAAGTTCTGTTCTATGTTTCAGGGACGATAGGTACGATAGACGAAAACATATATACACCATGAGCCAACAAGAGAACATAAAGAGACGGTTTCAGAATTGGAGAACAACGTTAATGGGTATACCGATCACCCTATATGCTTTGTTCATGATATATGCCGATATTAAGGCCATTATTAACGATTCTCCGGCATTATTCCCCGTCAGGGATATAATACCTGTATTTATGTTAGGGTATGCCTTGTTGTTGGCAAAGGACACTCTTATAGAAGGGTTAACTTTGGGGTTGTTTAAGATAAAGAAAAACGATTAACGCATGAAAACAAAACTTATTATTGTATTAAGCCTGATATGCAGTATATCATTCGGGCAGCAGGTTATCAGTATTAGCGGGAGCAGTTCAACCAGTTCAGACGCTTCATGGGCTGCGGACTCAGCTAATGTGTTGCATTGGGCAGACACCACCGGAGCGGTGGGAGGTATAGCCTCTTATTCTGATTTATTAGAAGTAAGTGGAGTTGATGCCGCTACCGTATCAGGGATTGTCCATGATACAGTTGTAAATTATGTAAAGCAAACAGCACTTGTGGACTCAGCGTTTGTTGTGGCTGGAGATTTAAGTACGTATGTTACACAATCAGCCTTAGTTGATTCTGCCTTCACAGTAGCCGGAGATTTAACGAGTTTCCAGACGGCGGCAAATGTATCTTCAATAGTCCATGACAGCCTTGCGGCCTTTACGATAGGTGCAAATGAGGTGGCGAGTGTGGATACTATATTCGGAATGGATGACGGGGTGTTTTCCGCAATTCCGTTGAATACAAATGACATAAATCTAAAGACAGATACGATACCGATATTTGTCTTTGGGCTTGGCAGTGGATTAGCGGCTGACACGGCTTCGTTCACCAACAATGCAATAGCAGGTTCATTTTATAATGCGGGAAGCGACACAATACACGTAACAGCTTTACGGGGTGTACTTGCTGAAGGGAGTGGAACGGAAACGGTGGCGGTACAAGTATCTTGGCACGCAACCTTTAAATCTGGTTCAGCGACAAACTTAAATGAATCTGCTTACACGGTAACGAGTATAACGACAGGAGATAATGATACCAGTTTTGCTAATGCTGTTATCCCTCCCGGTGTGTTTGTTTGGTGTACGATAAGCGGGGTAAGTGCCGGGAATAAACCGTCATTACTGATACTTACACTTTCAGGATATAAAGTACCAACATATTAAGCCATGAAACGATTAATAACAATTCCCTTATTATTCTTGTCTGTCCTTATGTTCGGGCAGATAGGGAGGTATCCGTTTTATAGGGGGAGCGGGGCGGTTGATGACGGGATTCCTGATGTTCTTAATGCGAATACGGTGGCATGGTATGTTGCAAGTGCGGATAATATTACAGAAATAAATGATTCCTTAACAGTATGGAATGATATATCAGGTAATGATTATCATTTGCTTTCAAATTTTGGGCAGACCGGCAGACCGATATTCCGGGGTGATTCTGTAATCTTTGACGGTGATAATGACAGAGCGGTAATTGAAATTACCGGATTATCTCAGCCACACCAGATTTATGCAGTTATCAGGCAAGAATCATGGACGGACGGTGAAGGTTTGTTTAGTGGCTTTTCAAATGCTAATGGAGTTATTCAACAATACGGGACTACGCCCAATATCCTTGCCTATTCGGGGGGCGTTTCATCCGAGTTGTCTTATGCGGCAATAGGTGAATGGGTGGTGTTGAGAATTGTTTTTAGCGGTGCTTCATCTAAAATACAAATAGACACAGAAACAGCCGTAACGGGTAATTTCGGGACGGGGGTGATGGATGGTATTCACTTAGGAAGAATATCTACACAGGCCGTTTATGGTAACTTTTCAATTAAAGAATTTATTTTAAGAAGCATTGACGACACCGATGATGATGAAACGGCAATATATAATTATTTGGTTACTAAATATGGATTATGAAACTAAAACTAATTATATTATTTGTCTGCTTTTCTTTAATCGCTAATTCAGCTACATATTATGTGCAGGATACGGCATATAACGCAAATGCAAGTGATGAAAACACGGGCACGGATATAAGCCTTCCCTGGGCTACTTGGCAGCACGCTTTTGAAACGGCAGATGCAGGGGATACGGTATATTTTAGATCAGGGATTTGGTATCCCTCAGAACACTCTTACGGCAATAGCGTTGTATATATCCATACAACATATTATAGTCCATCAAGCGGCATAGGCCATACAGGGACAGCGGAAAATCCTATTTGTTTTTTTGCATATCCCGGTGAAACTCCGATTTTAGATTGCATTAACGTTGACACTACCGGCAACACATCAAACAGCGGTATTGACTTAAATAATACAGGCTATTTGTATTTCAAAGGGCTTACATTAAGAAATGTATTACAACCCCTGAATGGCAGCGTTGCCTCTGGCTTTGGTGCAGGTTGGTATCCTCACAACATGACATTTGAAAATTGCATTGCTTATAATATTGGCGGTCGTGGGTTTGCCTATTCCGGCACTTGTGGATTTAATGGAATCGAAACAGATACTACTCGTTTTATTAATTGTGATGCTTATAACTGTAATGATTCCCTGAGTGTGGTCCCGGGTAATGGTGCGGATGGTTGGAAGTGTGATAGTGAAGCGGGTGGTTATCTTGAATGGATAGGATGCAGGGCATGGAACTGTACAGATGACGGATTCGATATTAGCGGCAGTGGGGATTTTTTATTTAAAGATTGCTGGTCATTTTTACATGGATTTATTGGAGCAAGGGATGGAACCGGGTTTAAATTCGGAGCAGCAAGGGGCGACAGTGCGTATATAGATGGTGAAGGAGTATTGCATTTAGGGGATTCCATTGGTTACGACAGGATTTTAAGAAACAACATAGCTGCCTTTAATACAGGAGCTGGATTCGGACAGTCTGACTATGATCCATATTATAAAGACGGTTCTTTACTTTATAACAACACAGCATATAGGAATACGGGTAATTTTTCAGCAAGCAGTAATGATTGTCTTTACCCTATGAGTGTTTACAGGAATAATATATCTTATGAACCTTTAGGATTTGATGCTGCCATGAGACCTTATTATGCTGTTTTTTGGCAAGCATACACAGAATCAAATAATACTTTCGATTCATGTGATATTGGAAGCGTGCCTAAGTCCTGTTTATCTTTAGATTTCACCGTAACCGATGATGATTTTATTTTAACTGATTCAGTTCAGGGAGTGGCTCAAATGACAGCTTCCCGAAAGGCGGGGGGAGCATTGCCCGATATAACCTTCCTAAAACTAAAAGAAGGTTCTGATTTAATAGACGGAGGCATACAAATCCCTGAATCGGATTCGTCAGGAGTGGTATTAACATTCTTTGGTTCAGCTCCCGATTTGGGTTACTCGGAATATGGGTTTCTTGACACCACCGACAACAACATCCTAACTTTCATATTCACTCAACAAACAGGCACAGCCACAATAGACACCGCAAATCATACTGTGAGTATCGAAGTAGAATACGGCACGTCAGTAACAGCATTACAACCTACGATAACAGTATCAGAAGGAGCGACAATTTCACCTACAAGCGGAACAGCAACAGACTTTACTTCTCCGGTTGTTTACACGGTGACAGCACTGGATGAATCAACTCAGGAGTGGACAGTAACGGTGACAGAGGCAAGTAATCCGAATCCACCACCACCGGGAAGGATAGGCTTTGGAGTTGACAGTATTATTAACCAGGGTACGGATATAAGGATACAATTAAATTAGGATGTTATGAAGAATATATTTATAGTAATGAAAACAGGAATTATTTTATTTATACTATCATTTTCTGTATTAACCGTAAAAGCACAACAAGTAATAAGCATAGGTGGCAACAATAATGGATATACAAGAAGTCAGTTAGAAACAAGCGGACAGGCTACAATAAATGCGGGGAATATAACAGGAGACCTAACTTTAGATGGTACTGGTGTTGATAAAGAAAACCTAACGATCACACATTCTGAAATAGTCGCTTTGGATGGCAGCGCAAACACAGGCACTGACTTGGAATTTGCTCATACTTATGAAGCGTTTAAGTTCACACCGACAAGTAATATATCTATCCTATCGTTTGGTGTTTTTGCTAAACGAACAGGGACAATAACAAATGTTACAAATTATTGGTATATGTGGATATATTCAGATAATGCTGGTGTTCCGGGAACTAAAGTTGGGGTTATTCAAGAGAATGCGAGATATGGTTATCTTGATAAAACATATAAAGAAGTAAGAACACAGACTACAAATCAAAATTTAGTTGCAGGCACAAGTTATTGGATAGTTATGCAGAGAAGTGCTGCTCCGTCTGGTGGTACTATTTCATTAGACACAAAGAATGAGGGGACGGCGATGCATGCTTATTCTACCAATGGAACAGCGTGGACTACCACTAATAATGTAACGGGAAGTTTTAAATTATATTCACCGCATAAAGCACAGATTATATTAACGGCCTTGAATTATCCGGCCATTGATGCTTATGGTGACACAGAGTATGGTATAAGAGCTACATCTACATTTGATTATGGTGGAAATTTTGTTGGTAATTTAACCGGAGGATTATCTGCAACAAGTACTTACGGCCCTGGATTTATAGCTATATCCACACACGAAACAGGAGGTTTAGGTCGATCAACCAACGGATATGGTCTTAAAGCAGAATCAACAAACGGGACTGGTATATATGCACAAACAATATCAACTGATAATACAAAATACGGAGCATGGTATTATAATTATGGAAAGGGATCAGGATCATACTCTGGTTCGGATTCCTTATATGGATTATTTGCTTACAGTAAATTAGATTATGCGCTATATGCGAATACATCAGCAAGTGCAGCAGCCACTAAGAGTTCGGTATATGGTTTAAATTCAGGTGGCGGTAGAGGCGTTCAGGGTGTTTCAGTAAGTGGTTACGGAGGCTATTTTAGCTCTACATCTGGGTTGGCTGGGTGGATGTCTACCACATCAGGAGCAAGAATAGCAGACTTCCAAAGTTATCCATCGTCTACAAATACTATTACAAGTCAAATTAAAATATCTCGCCTTAGTTCTGGTACAGCAGCAGCAGGGATTGGGGGATCAATTGATTTATATGCTCAGAGTGCAACCGGAAACGAAAGAATGGCAGGAAAGATAAGTTGGTCACATACTAATGTAACAAATACAAGTGAAGAAAGTAATGTTAAAATCGGGGTCATGCACGCAGGAGCAAATGTGGATAGAATTATTACTGGTAGTAAAGTATTAGCAGACGGATCGGCCACAGGAATAGCCACCATTGCATTACCCACATTAGGAATGTGCGGTGGAATTGTTGAATATACCATTACCGCAACTGAAGGGACAGATATGCAAGCAATAAGCGGGATAGTTAAATATCAATATGTCAACAAAGCAGCAAGTTATACGGGGACAATCGAACTTGCAAGCACAGCCGAAGATGATGCTGTTTCAGCAGGTACGTTAACTGGTTCATGGTCGGTGACAACTGGGACTAATGTAATTACAATAAACGCAAATTATGATAGTAGTCTTACAACACCAACGGTAATAATATATTATGTGATAAAGAACAACAGTAAGAATGCGATAACTGTTCTATAATGAACCTAATCTACACAACACACCAACAGACGATATAACGCTGATATGTTTTTATTGTAGGGGCGGGGTAAAAAACACCCCGCTTTATTTTTCTATCCCAATCCTTTTTCGTATATTTGTCCTGCATTAATGTTAAACTTAAATTTTATTTATTATGCCTGGCATAGATCAGTTAAAGAAAGGAGTAGACTTTGTTACCACTATAGCACAGTCACTCGACAAGGCATTAGCCGACAAGAAAGTATCACTACAAGAGGGTTTGGGTTTATTGTGGGACGCCAGACCAGCCATTGACCTCTTTAAAGCAAGGGAAGAATTTTGGACAGAGGCGGTAGACGTTGATCCCGAAGAAAGAGATGCCCTTGTTGTTTATTTCGAGGATAAATTCGATATAAGCAATGACGAGGCAGAAGGCATTGTTGAGGATTATATCTATTGGCTGGAAGACACCTTTACCCTCTACAAGAAAACAGTCGCCTTTATCAAGAGGAGGGGCGATGTTGAAGAACCGGAAGAATAGGTTTCCTTTCTCATGTTTGTTTTTCGGCAGTTATCTCGTATAGCTGCCGTTTTTTTACCTTTTTAAAGGTGGTTATTTTTACTACCCAACAGAAAACTATGATACACTTTATTTCCGACACACATTTTGGGCACAAAAGCACCCTTCTTTTCGGGAGACCGTTCTCTTCTGTAGAGGAGATGGACGCAACCCTTATCAGGAATTGGAACAATGTTGTTAAACCCGAAGACACCGTATATCACCTCGGAGATTTTGCATACAAGACATCGGTAAACCGTATATGCAGTATATTCGATATGCTTAACGGGGAGATTGTTTTTATTCGGGGTAATCATGACGGCAGGACGCTAAACGCCAACAACAGACGTAACAGGTTTAAATCCATACACGACAGGCTTTATATTCATTTAGAAGGACACGACTTTGTGTTGGATCATTACCCTCTATGGTCGTGGCAGAATAGGAAGTACGGCTCTATACATTTGTTCGGGCACATCCACCAAGGCACTGCTTTTGAAGCCAACAATATGCTAAACGTATCGGTAGAGAATATTAACTACACGCCAATATCAATACAAGAAGTTTTAAATACAATCAAGAAAGACTGATATGACAAATTTTATAGATTATGATGCTTGGGTTTCCCAAGAGTACGACAAGCCCACTGTTATGTTTATCCTCGATGCGGGGCACGGCGGAAGGATAAACGGCAAGTACACAACAGCCCCCGCCAAGATGTACGATCACAAAGATTTCGTCTTCGAGGAAGGGTGTTTTAATAGAGACATCGTAAAACTCCTTGCGAAGAAGTTTATGAAGAAGAACATAACCCATGCCTTTACAACTATATCTAACTTCGACGAATCTTTAGATGTCAGGGGACAGAAAATAGAAAGGATTGTTAAGGCTTATCCCGCATATACCCATGCAGTGCTTTCTATACACGGTAACGCAGCGACAAACACATCTGCTAACGGGGTAGAGATATGGACGACAAAGACGCTTAATGATAGCGACTACCTTGCTAATATCTATTACCCACATCTGTATAACTTTGGATTTAGGTTTAGAATCAACAGGGAGAAAGAAAACGAATACGATAAAGAGGAGAGCTGGAAGATGCTAAGACTTGCGGAGAAACACGGTGCTATGGGTTTATTGTTAGAGTCGGGATTCTTTACAAACCGACAAGAAGCCCTTACAATGCTATCTACGGATTGGCAGGAGAAGGCAACAGATGCCTTACTAAACGGATCGCTTGATGTAATAGATAAAATTAAAAGAGATGGGGGTATTAGAACCACATAAAACCCATACGCTAAAGCTTTATCCCACTAAGTCGCAAGAGGTGCTTCTTCGTAAATCATGCGGCGTGGCTCGTTATTCTTATAATTGGGGTTTAACTAAATGGAAGGAGATGTATGAGGGGGGAGAGAGTCCTTCCGCTTATACCCTTATTAAGTTACAGAATAAAATAAAAAGGGAGGAAATGCCTTTTTTTATGGAGGTGAGTAAGACAGCCCCGCAATACGCAATACATCACCTTGAACGAGCCTATAAAAAGATGTGGAAAGAAAAGAGTGGGTATCCTCGCTATAAGAAAAAGGGCATTCGGGATAGTTTTGTTGCCGTTGAAAATAATAATAAGTTTAAGCAAAAAGACTTTAAAATACACATACCAAGAATTGGCAAAATAAAGTGTTCAGAAAATTTAAGATTTGATGGTAAGGTAAATTTTGTTACAATAAAACGTGTTGCTGATATGTGGTTCGCCGCAATATCAATTAAAACGATCAACAACCCTGTTACGGTAAGCGATAACCAAGTTGCCGTAGGCGTGGATTTTGGTGTTAAACATATGGCAATATTAAGCAATGGTAAAACTTTTAAAAACCCTAAAACCCTTAAATCAAACCTAAAAAGGCTTAAGCGACTACAAAGGGGGTTGAGCCGCAAACAAAAAGGCAGTAATAATCGTAGAAAACAACAAACAAAACTAGCTCGATTACATTATCGCGTTGCGTGTATTAGAAGGCACGCTATACACCAGGTCACTTCTTATATTATTAGTAACTTTGATAGGATTATTATTGAGGATTTGAACGTTAAGGGAATGATTAAAAACAGAAAACTATCTCAGGCTATTTCAGATGTTTCTTTTGGTGAAATAAGAAGACAGCTTACTTATAAAGCTATGTGGCAAGGAAAAGAATTGATTGTTGCAGATCGCTTCTTTCCAAGCAGTAAAATGTGTTCTTCTTGTGGGAACAAGAAAAAAATATTGAAGCTGTCTGAACGCACTTATACGTGTGAGAATTGCGGTTTAGTGATAGATCGAGATTTAAACGCGGCTATAAATTTGGCAAATTATTGCCCTACCTCGAAAGTCGAGGGATGTGAAGCCTGTGGAGAATTGAGTTCAGTTGCATTGCAATTTAGCGATTCTAAGAAGCAGGAAATTTGTATTAATAATTAATATATTTAGCTTTGGCACAGTCAGAACAAAAGAAGTATGAGATAGACCTATTTTGGTTATTTATCTCTTTGTTGTTTGTAGGGGCTTCGATATGGCTTGGCGTTAACAACTCCCGCCTGTCGAAGAAAGACCAGCAGAACATAGCAACACAAGCTGTATTAAGAGCACAACGAGACAGCCTTGTTGTTAAATCCGACGCTCTTCAGGAGAAGATTGTTTTATTGGAGGCCGACGTAAAGAAAGCCAATTTAAACACTCAGGAAAGCGAAAATAGGGCATACGCATACAAGAAAAGGTACGAAGCGATACAAAGTATCCACCCAGGGGTAGATACCGTTACCTTGTATCTAAATTGCGATACCCTTAATCAGATTTACGAGAACCATATCGAGATATTAAAGACCAATGTATATTCTTATGCAAGGTTGTCGGATTCTCTTCGTGTGCAGACAAGCTACCTGTTACAAGAACAGGGGATAAGCACGGCGTTAATAACTGTACAGGCAGAGGAATTGATAAAGGTAAGGGGTAAGTTAAGAAGGGCTAAGATATTTAATTGGACTATGGGAGGATTGCTTGTCGGGGCGGTTACGATAATCGCAGTACAATAAGCTATGTAAAAAACAAGAAGTCCGGCAATACACCGGACTTTTTTTTATTTATATATGCTTCCCTTTTCTGCTTCTCCCCGCATCTCCCTCTTTGTTCTTGCAGACAGATTGGCTACAATATCCTTTGCGGACTTCAGTATCTCCTCATGTAAGGGATCGGTAGAGCCAAACAAAGCCAATGCGCTTATCATATTATTCCCCGATCCTGTTCCGTGAAACACGAACTCGCCCTTTACGCTGTCGTACCGTAGATACATAAACACGTTCTGTTCGTCGTGGGGAAACCGCTTGGAATAATTCTGTATATCCAAGTCCATGTTAATCATCAGTTCTTCTTGCTTCATCTTTTTCTTTATTAGGCCAATAATACTTGCATCCGTTATTGTATACAAAGTTACCCCAAGATTGCCACATAGAATCGGACTTCGCTGTGTACCTATAACACCTATCCTTTAAGGGACAATCCACTCCGTTGCATTTACTTATGTCTGCCATATTATTTTGTTTTAGCGTGTATTTCCATTAGATATGGATTCTCTTTAGCTATCATCTCTGCTTCCGCTGTCCTTATCTTCGATTTACGAAGGAATCTTCCCCACAATAAAGTTAATAACAGCCCTATTGGTATGATAATTAGATACCATATCCTACTTATCCCAGTGCTGAGTTTAAAAACCTCAAAGAAAGTCCCAAAGGATAACAATATCTGGAAGTATCGCAATCCGTTGGTTATCCCGTAATCAAAATCAGCCTTTGCCCTGATTATAACGTTTATCGGTTTACTTATTTCTTGCTGCGGCATACTCTTTTACTTTTTCTATGAACCAATACACATTAGGGTTTTCGATTGTATACAAACAGGGTATATCATTTAACTGGCATTCCCTCACCATGCGAGAGTTGCCGTCATGCCTATTAGGGCGTATCAGTAGGTCTGTTATCGGGTATATCTTGCTTAAATCATGGTTGCCGTTAACCTCAATAAAGTTAACACCAGGACACCATTCTTTTATCGTGTCAAAAATATCAAATCCGTATATCCATGCACGGAACTCTGTATATTTAGGCTTATAAAATAACACATTAAATCCCTCATGTTCTATTTTCGGGAGCTTGCCATACTTTAACGGGCTTTGATGTTGTGTTATTGGTTTCTTTAATCCGAATTTACGAAGGTTTTTTTCTACAAGCTCACCATTGGCATAGTGTTCCACCGCAAACCGATCACACAGCCTTGCAAACAGCCTGAATTTAATAGCATAATACTTCTCGTTAAGCGTTAATTCCTTGGGCATGGAAACAAGAAGTAAAGAATCTGAGCCCTGCCATATTGATTTCATGTTGTTCGTATTAAAATAGTGTCTCTAAAATAATGAAATTTGGTTATAAAAAGGCGTTTAGACAAAACTCGTTGATATGATTCTACCATTTCAATATCCTTAATTTCATAACCCGCTTGTGTTAAAACCTTCTGAATCGTAAAGGGGGTGAACCAATATCGGTGATCCGTATTGATGGCCTCTTTGCCTCGTAATGCGTTTGTGAAATTGCGTATTCTGAAAGCATTGGGTACGGTAAGCACCAAAGGAGTGCCTGGAAATTTCTTTTTAATAACCTTTAGAAATAAAACAGGGTTATCAACGTGTTCAAGCGTCTCTCCTAAAAGGATAAAATCAAATTTCAATCCTATTACGTCGTTCATGTTTGTATAAAGATATTTGATACCCGTTGCCTTTAAATCCTTTACGGCTTTCTTATCGGTATCAACACCAACACACAACTTAGCCACATCAACAAGCAACCCGTGTAACCATAACCCTCTTTCTATTTTAATAGGATAGGTTTGTGCATCGGCGAAGCCGATATGTAAAACGGCTTTGTTCCGGGCAAGCTCTGTTAGCTTTCCCATTCTTAAATTCATTACCATGCCTCTATACAGGAATAAATAAATATAAGCAAAATACCAATTATTACCATAATAGCCAAAAATTTAGGGGGCTTATCATTACAAATTACCATTGATAAAAAAATTAAAAACGAAAAATCAAATACGGTAATTATGGTTGTTATTATAATGTCTATAAGTATATATGGGGTATTCCAAAATCCTTTAACATCGTAAATTTCGTTTAAAAAAACCTGTATCAACACCATAACCACTACAGCAATAAACGCAAGAATAATTTCAAAATTATTTTTTGCTTGAAGCTCTTTTTTCATTTTGTTGATTTTTATATTGGATAATCAGTATCATCAGTAACAGTCACAAATACTAATATTAGTATAAATAAAACAATAAATAATGTTTTCATTCTTTCACATATTTACGTTTCAGATACTCTGCAAAGCCTTCGAAGGTGGGGGTTCGGTGTTTATAAACACATTCTATTTCTTTTACATTAAATAGGTCAAAGGATATTAAATCAGCAACGCCTACCGCATAATACGATAAACTGCCGTCCTTTTCTTTTACGGTATATCTTGTAAAATTCAGCGTACTATCCTCATAACACCCCTGAACACCTCTACCATCTTTTCAACATACAGTTCGGGAGTAGATTCAAGTCCTAACTGCCCTTCAACTCCGTAATCCCTTAACCCATAGTAAGGCGGGGATGTAACGCAACAATTAACCGACTTGTCGGGAAGTGTTTTGATAAGTTCAAATACGTTGCCTTGTAATATCTGATTTTTCATTATCATCTTTCTGTTAAATAATTTTGGTCGTGGTTTGTCCAGTTCATCCTTTCATGGTGTTAAATATTCGCCTTACCGTCTAAATACACAACCGCAAGGGCTAAAGCACTCCACATATCCTTGCTTACGTCTTTTAATATTCCCTTGGGTCTCTTGTTGGCTTCGAGGTTAGGCTCAAACCGATCTATCAGCGCCTGTCTTATATTAACATCTTTAGCTTTCATACTCCCGCAAAGAGCAATCTTCACGTCTTTACGAAATATGCGGACGACTTTCTTTCCCGATACTATCCCTGCTTCTTCAAACCGCCCTCCCCAATGTACAGAGCCAAGAGTTGTCTCCCCAACAGGCATACCGTAAGAACCAAAGCGTTCTATTACTACTGTGTTTATATTCTTGCGGGCGTAGATATATTCAAGTATCTCGTGGTTCAACAGTTTCCCCATATCAAGTATTTCTTCCCCGTTAAAGACAACAAACCCTGTCATTATGTTGCCTTGGTCTAAGGCTAATATTATTTCACTCATATCACAAAATATTTTGTTTTGGGCATATTACCGGAAAGAACAGCGTTCCCACAAGTTATCATCCCTAAATCCTCATCATAAGAGGGAACGAACACAATAACATCAAATCCCCATTTCTTGAGGTTGGTTTCAGTTTCTTTATAGGGTGTAAACTTGTCATATCCACCAGTTGTAACAATACCATTATCTTTACAGCTTTTGGTTTTATGTAAAGGGGTGATTTTCACCATAAATCTTTTAGGATCAAATAGCTGCGCTAAATATTCAGCATCAATTATATAATTATCAGCCAATGCAAAGTTTAGGGTATATTTCCTTCCTTTAGGGTCGGGCATTAAATCCATAATTTCAACAATATCTTCAAGAGATGAAGCGTTGCCTGAGAACATTTCTTCTCTTTGCTGTTTGTCGGTGGAGTTAATAGACAACTGCAATCCCGCATTCCCTTTATAATATTCATTTTTTATATGTATCCACTCCGATATAAAAGAATAAAGTCTTTTATTGTTTTTGGGCATCATCGTAGATACTACCGGATGAATAAGGCTGTTATATAAAATATGACTTTCTTTTAAATATATAGCGTGATCTAATATTGAATTATTAAATGTGGGTTCCCCCATCCTTGCATAATGGATGTTCAGCCTTTTGGTACGTGCGACTTCAGGGTGTAGCGATAAGGCTAATTCCACTTGATTTTTTAAGTCATTAAACGTTGCGTTTATTCCTTTGCCGACAAGAGGCACATCACAAAACTTGCAGTTCATTGAACAGCCGTATTGTGTGCTTATGGTTATAACCCACTTCTCTGTTAGGGGCATGATTTCCCCGTTAGGGACACCGTTCAACTCCCTTGTTATACCAAGAAAATCAGCTTTAATGTTTAAATCTTTACCGTAATCCCCGATTGATAAAAATTCCAATAAACCCCTTTCTCCTTGCATTACACAAATATTTCCTGTTGGAACTTGTATGTTTTTTACGATTTGCATAAGGTGTGTTTTTTAGAGTTGTGTACAGATTTTTATTCCGAGTCAATGCTTATATCCACTTTGTCCTGTTCCTGTTTTGGCGAACTCAATTTTGCCTTCCTTATATCGGATATAGTGCCTTCCTTAAACCATCCTACTACAACATCCTTACTTTTGGGGGACATAACGCCCTCGTAAGCATCTTTGCCGAAGGCTTCGTTGCCGATTATGTTTTCTCCTGCCTCTACATCCCTTCCTCCAATCTTAAACCCCTCGTGTCTTAATATCCTTCCGGTTTCGTAAGCGCCAAGATTACCCGATTCAAGAGAATACACTTCTGCTAAGTACCTTGTTTCGCTCCGGTCTATTATCCGGTACTTCATTCCGTTCTTGTTAAATTCTGTTGGTAGTGTTTTCATCGTTGTTTTTGTTTAATTAATTGAATATCAAAAAGGTAAATCATTGTAATCTTCCTTTCCTAAATCCTCCGACGGAGGCATCCCCTCTACTCCCCCTAAAGGTAGTTCGCCAGGGTTGTTGTTGTACATCTTTCTCTGCGAAGAATCCAACACCTCCGGTCTGCTTTCGATAACAACCTCCGTCCAACACATTTCTGCTCCGTTCTTGTCTTTTCTGTCGTTGTCCATCCTACCCGAAAGAGAGAAGGTGAACTTAACAATATCTCCGGGGAATATGTGGTCTATCTTGGAGGCGTGTCCTCCCCAAGCCCAACAAAGAGCCTTAACGTTCGTAGTTTCCACCTTCCCCCTCTTGGGATAATCACATTCGAGATACAACAGATGTTTTTCGATCTTGTTCTGTCCCACAATATACGGGCCTCTCTTTGCAATAACCCGTCCTTTTAATTCGTGTGGTAAGTTTATGTCCATATTAGTCTAATATTGTTACACTTTTGTTTGCAAATATTCCCTCCCTACAAGCATCTATAAAACGGGAGTCGTTATACCTTATAGCGACGTTGTTTATTAATGTGGTCGCAACAGGGTTAACCGGATAATAAAATGAAGGTAATACCCTCTTGCAAGTATGCACAACAGAGGCATGGTCTCTCTGAAATATTCCCCCTATCTCTGCCGTGCCAAGTTTAGTAAAGAACCGCAAAGCCCCAATAACAACACACCTTGTTAAATATGCGTTTCTCTTGTTGGATCGGGAGGTTGTTTTTATGTCGTCTATACCCAAACTCATCTTATCGCATATAAAATCTATTATGTCGTCTGTTATTGCTGTTTCGGGGATGAAGGGCAAAGCCCCCTTGTCTTCGCCGACAACAAAACAAACCGTATCGTTCTTAACAAAATCCTTATACAACCCCGCTCTTATCCCTGCATTAAGGGTAGTTAACCAACTGTTTAAATCCTGTTCGGATATAAAGTCATCCACGAAGAACAACCCTGTTGACTCGTACACAACCCCTTCTTGTCTTACTTTTATCTTAATAATCATTGTGTTTTCTTTTAAATCTTAAATACTCCCGCATTGTTGCTTTTTCTGCATCGAAGTCTTTCTCGTCAGGGGTAGGGATTAGAAGCCCGTACTCCCGAACAAACAACATTCGTAATGTTTCTGCAAACACCTCGAATTGCTGTACCGATAAATCTCGCATACTGCGAATACCGAAGCAGTGCTTGATTGCAGTATGTATTTTGGGGGCGACAGTTTTGTATAACGTTAGGTCTATGTTTAGCCACTTCATTATACTTGGGATAACCACCCCCCGATAGTAGGCGCTTTGGCTGTTTGTCATTCATCCTAAATACTGTTAAGAATAGGACTAAACTCGTCTGTATAATCCTCTCGGTTATCTTCGGGAGGCGTAAGAATACCCAACACATATTCGGGGTAAGAGACAATCCTGAAATCGGAGGAGTTAGCATTTGCATTGTATATTGGAGGCATGAAGATACTGCCCTTCGGCTGAAACATTCCCTTCAACCTCGCAATCGTGATATAACTGTCGAACAACGCTTCCTCTATCCACGTCGGTTCCCAAATATAGAAATCATACCCAGGTTTTGTTCTCCACCCCGAAGGGGAGAGGTTCGCAATTATATCTACATTCAGATCGGGATAGCTGTGTTTAATAGCCTTCCTCGCACCGATCAACTGCATAAGGTGAGAATCGTAGAACGATTTCTTGTCCTTGTCGAAGAAGTTAGACTTGAAGTCTACAAGAGCTAACCGTTTAACCTTAGACGTTTCTTTAATCTTTATTATCTTAGGCTGTCCTTTTTTGTCGCCCTTCACATACACCCCGTCCTCCTTCTCAAACTCTACGGTCTCCTCTACGGACAGCTCGCAAAGCAAGTCAAGGGTAAGGGCATATTGTTCGCCTTCTATCGGCGCTGACAGCAACATAGCCTCGCACAGTAAAGGCTTCACGTTGTAATCCTCAACCCACTTCATAAAGGATATGATATTCTTGTCTATCATATCCGATCCTCCTCCTGTGCGGATGGCGATAGCACGGGCAGCCTGCACTAAATCATCGTTAACAGTCCTCTTTACAATCCATTCTCCGTATATCTGATGTAGGATAGTACCGTATACAGAACTATCTTTAAAAAGCTGTTCCCAGTTCGGGTTATCCAGTTTCCATTGTGTCATAAATGGGCTTGTCGGCATCACCATCCCAAGCAAAGAGGTTATCCCTATTGCTGTGTTAGGTATTATTTGGGCTTCCTCGTTATAAGACACCCACCAATAAAACCTATTATCCCTTCCGTCATCAAAACGTCTTAGCTGTACCGAGGGTGGAGGCAGGGTAGAGTATTCAGCCCATATATTCTGTGTCTTGTCTTCCATTATTTTTCTCGTATATAAACATTTCCTTCCTTTATGTATCTGTCAAGCACAGCCCAATTAGTCCATTCTTCTACCCTGCTTTCGTACAGGGATTTGGAATAAGGGCTATAAATAAGGTATTCTGTTCCTATTGCTGGCTCGATATTGTCTTCTCTCCACGTCCTCTTGCCCGGCATAAGAGTGTATAAATCAAACTTACTCTTGAGCCTTATCAGCCCCAAGGTCTCCTGTCCGCAGGTAATTTTCACAGAATAGAATTTTAGGTGCTAAAGTAGTTTTCGATGCTTTCTCTCCTGAGAGTTTAAGCAGTTCTAAAGCCAGCAAGAAAGAACTCTTGCGTATGTCGAAATCGCTGTCGTGTTTTACTGCGGGGGCAGGTGCAGGGGCAGAAGCGGCAGACTGTTCCTTCTTTGCAATCTGAACATTCTTAAACTTACCGTTAGTCCAAGTCTCCACATCCACGCTCTGATTTACCAAAACCGAGAAGTCGTTCCCTTTGTTGTTGTCCCAAGCGGAATACTCCACTCCGTCTCCGAGAGTAACACGCTGATAGTTTTTCCCTGTACCTGACGTAAGAGGCTTAACCTCCTTTACAAACATATTAGCCCTGAAAGTCTTTTGTTCCATCGTTATTTGATTTTAAATTTAAAATAGCTTCTTCTATTATTGATATTGCTTTTTCTGTTGCATCCTTGTCGAACATAGGAATCTTGCAGTCGTTAAAGGGTATTCCCATTTTAATAGACAACCAGAAGTATGCTTTAGTGCGGGCGGTGATTGTATTGACCATGTTTAAGGGCACGACAAAAGGTTCTTTGCAACAGGGAGAATAAAGGATATACCCCTCGCTTGTAACCTTGTCTACAACACCGTAACAGGATTCTCCGTTCTCGTCCGTAAACCCCACAACAAAATCCTTGTATACCCTCTTTATGTTGTTGCCGTCAAGCCAAAGCTGATTGAATTTGTTACGACACACATCGTGAAGGATGCGTAGTTTATCGTCTGCCAGGATGCCGATAGGATAATCCCTTATACCCTCTCCTTTTGTTTCCTTGTGGGCACTTACAAACACCGTGCAGTTGGTAGGATAGTTCTCGCAACAATACACAAAACCACACTTGTCAGGATTCTTAAACAATTCGTCAGCCCTCTTAAACACAATCTTACCGCCGCATGAAGGGCAACCCTTCGGGAAGAAAATCTCGCCTTGTTTCTCTGTGCTCATGTTTATCGTTATAATTGTAGATCAAAATTAACACTTGTTTTGTTAATATCCAAATATTTTGTGAATTATTTTAAAAGAAAAAACCCCGATTGTTGTCGGGGCTTTAATATTAATAATTAACACAACAAGGGTCAAGCCTATCGTTCTTGCTCGCTTGTGGTATATTCCCCCTATAATACTTCTTATTATACCTTGACCCCTTACTCCTGTTATCGCTCTTCCACAATGGCTGACAATTAGTATAATGAAATGCCTCTAACTGTTGTTCGTACACCGTTAAATCAAACATTTTGATGGGTTTTATGTGGTCTATTTCTATTTCTCTATTCATAAACCTTTCCCACGTCATCTCCTCAGTGAACAAACTGATTAAGTATTTTTTAAAATCGAATATGGAGCAACCCAAATATTCAGTTGTTTTGGACTGCTTTAATCCATTTCTTAACGCCCTGCGTATGGACGAGCGCACCCGTGTTGCAAACTTTTCTGATTCGGTTTTATGTTTAACCCGTTGTCTTTGCAGAAAATTAATCCGTCCCCCATTCTTTTCTCTGTATAAACGCTGTCTTTCTCTTTCTGTGGTAATATTACTCAACCTTTTTAAACGTCTTTTCTTGTTTATTTTAATCTTATTCATATCCCTTGCCTTCTTAACACAAACTTTACACGCCCCCATAAACCCAGACTTACTACCATTATCTCTTTGAAAATAATCGACAGTAAGGGGCAGCTCTTTACCACACCTACAACACAACCGATAACCCTCTTTGTTTGAAAGTCTTGGTTTAGGAACATATACTTTATATTCAGCCCCTCCTGCGCATTTTTTACACCACACCATTAAACCAACGGGGCTATCAGAAGAACATGAGAAATACTTTCTGTTTGCAGGTAGCCACTCTTTGCATTTTGTACAAAGAATTTTCCCGTCAACTACTTCTCTTTTAAAGGGCTGACCAAACTTCCGTCCTTTACACTCCTTACAAACAGAGTGTAGTCCGTGTAAACCACCGGGTTGCACATGATAATAATCTCTTGTTGCTGGAAGCCACCTGCCACATTTATTACATTTCTTTTCTGTATCGGTGATTTTCCCCTTCTTAACAAGATTGCCAAAAGGATGCCCTTCGCATTCCTTACAGGTATAACTTAACCCATCAGCGTGTCCTCTTACAGCATTATTTTTGCGATAGAAATAAGCAGAAGTTCTGGGCAACGATCTCTTACATTTATTACATGTCTTATATTCTGATTCCATTAAAAAAATAAAAAAAATCCATGAAGTTTCGGGGGTGCAGCCCCTACTCCCTCATGGAATTTAATAACAACTTTATTGGGGTTTCTTCTGCACAAGAACCCGTAATTTAATAATTAACTGGCGCTTAATGAGCTGGATTGTGAATAAGCCCTTGAGAGGTCAGAAACTAAATGGCTTGTCTTCAACCTAAGAACACCGTTGCCCTTCTTCATAAACACATAAGAAGTGGTTGTGTCTATATCGTAGGCAAACAAGATATTCTTGGAAGCAACCTTCCATTTAGCGTCTACTGACTTTTCCATCCCCAAATTAGGTTTGGAAGTAATTACGTGCATCCAGATCGTGTCGTTGGTAACAGTTTCGAGCAACCGTGTACTTACGGTGTTGATACTGTGACTAAGGGTAAACTCCCAGGTGCTATCTCCATAATTGTAATACAGGATAGTACGGGTTGTTGTGTAGGACGGGTCTGCTTTGAACGTGACGATATTGTCTGCGTTGATAAGCATGGCGTTTGTCCAGGTCTTGCGGTTTTTAACCAGCGGAGTGAGAAGAATTAATTCTGAAGGCATACTTTTAAGTATTTGTGGCTTCTAAGCCGTTAAACAATAAACTATCGCCTACAAAAATAATCTAACAAAAATCAATAGGATTAGCGTTCAAATATGGAAGGATGGGAATACCTTGCTTCTATCCACCTTTTTAATGCACCGTTGTTTACATTAAGACCAAAATCGTCATAACTAAGCATGGTATACTCCTGACTGATAGGGGTGACTTCTTGCGGGTGTATTATAAAGTAGTGGTGATGCCCGTCTCCTTTATGTATATAAGCAACATCCTTAGTGATCTCTTTTACAACAAATCTGTTTATCTCGTTAAACATATTCCTGTATAGGGTGTTGACAGAATACGGAATGTCCATACCCCTGAAATCCCTTAGCCCAAACATATTTCTAAGTTTGTCCCTGTTGTAAGGTTTGTATCCGTGATGCTCGCAGTTAATCTTCCCTCCGCTTAAATTAAGGGCTTGTTTTATTGTTTCCTCGTGGCGGGTTAGCCTCTTTCTATACCTCCCTTTCTCTACGCAAAACCCTAATCCTTTAAACTCCTCAAAGTCGGTGGGCTTAAAAAGAATCTGATCGTCGTATGCCCACACAAACTCTTCGGGGCAGTCGCTACGCCAACAATAAACAAACAGCTTGTTGCAGGTATCGAAATAACATTCGTATTCCTTGCTGTTTTTATGTGCTAATCTTTCAGGATAGTATCGGGGAACGTTAATAACAGTAGCGCCCTTTAACCAAGAAGGTGGTTCTGATCCGGTAAGTATAGTAAGATTAAATTCGCCTATGTTATCTTGCAGGCTTCTCAGATGATACCGAAGCTCGTTGTCCTGCCACGCAGACGGAACATCTAACGGTATGACAATATTAGTTGGCAATAGCAATATAGTTTATAAACCCTGCACTTGCAACGTGTATATCGAAACCGTTTACCGTTTGATCGTCGGGATCGTAACTCCACTGTATCATTCCCCCTTCGGAAGTATAACATATAAAAGTAAGGGTATAGTCTGCGCTATCCATCGCAGATGAAAAGGCTATTGTATTGTTTCCTGCGGTAAGAGCAACCTCTTGTCCACGTCTTGTGTTAAGCTCGGTAACGGTAGAACCGACAAGGTTGGTCGGAGACGTTATTGTAGAGTCGTATATCTCTTCCAGTTCTGCGAGGGCTGCGGTCATTTCTGTTGCACTGCCGTTCACAGCACCCATAAGCCACCTTACCTGCTGTGTTACACTTTTAAGTAAGTCCGTCTCTGTTAACTCCGCCCTACGAGGACGATGATCTTCAAGGTTAGTTACGTGTTCGTCGTATTTGTTGTTGACAAGAGTACTTAGTGTGGCCATGACTTAATATTTTCCCCAAAATTAATCAACCCTCATTAATTGTTATTAGCCGCAAGATAACAGTATAATTGCACGATAACATTATTATTGCGATTATGCAGAAACAGCGCTATCATGTTGTAATACAGCAATTATATTTCTTCTTTGAATTAAATAAACTTCTTTCTCAGGATACTCCGCAAACAACGGATTCTCTAAAATAAGGTGGTGGGATGGATTGTATTTGACAATAACATCTCCCAATTTTACGTCTTTATCCGCATCCAAATCCACCCACCTTACTTGTTTTGTTACTTTATCTGTCTCGTAGTATAGCTTGTTGGGATTGCCCGTAAGGACAACCCTTCCTTTGTTTAGATCAATATGTTCTCTTGTTTCGGGGTTGATAATGCTTGTGTCAGGCTGATCTTCTTCCACGTCTTTGTACAGCACCCACCCGTTAAGCAACATATAACTCCCGTCACGCTTTCTTGCAAGTCTCAGGTCTTGATATGGTATAAGGCAGTATTCTTCTCCCTCGCACACCAACACATCTACATCAAGGACACTACCGTAGGACACCCACACAAAATCCCCTTCTTCTACTTCTATCTCCGTCAGCCACCACGATCCCTTGGGATTCTTCTTGCTGAAAAGAGACAGGCTCTCCGGTACTTTCACAATAGTTCCCACACGGGTAACATAATCGTCTAAATATTGGTTGCGGTTGAGAAACTCTGTTGCAAGCACTATTCCGTCTTTTGTTGGCTTGTCAACATTTGATGCCATCATCTTCACCAAACAGTAATTGTTGACCATTTTAAGGTTTGCAACCGAATCTATCCTGTGTAATCTTTTTACTATTCGTTGATCTTCTGCCATCTCAGATTTGTTGTTATTCCTGTTTGTTCTATATCGTGGGGGTTGCCGTCGGCATCTTTACACTCCACAAGGGCTTTATCTTCGTCGTAAAGGCGTATTGCAACAACGGTAAGCTCTATATCCTCAACCTCGTTAAGTTGGAACTTGAAAGATTCGCCTACGGTAAACCAATCCCAATAAACCTTACCGTCTTTATCGGTGCGATAGTTATAACGGACGTGCTTTATCATCTCCTGTGCCTGTTCTTTTCTCTTCTTGTTTGTTTGTAGCGTTCCTGGTTGTTAGTCAGCCTGGTTAGCCTTCTCTCGTCGTTCAAGAGGTTGACGACAAAATCAAATTCCTTTTCGAGTCTTCTGTTTCGCTTGAACTTAAAGGTGTTGGTCTTTGCGATATACTGCGCAACGGAAACATTCGCAGCGTCCTCCCTTTGTTCCCGGATCATCCTATCCAACAGGTAAACCAACTCTACTGCATCGAAATCCCTGTCCTGAAGGTTGGTTACAATTAATTGCGGTGTTAACATATTCTAAAACATAACTACCGTAAATATAACAAACATATTTTATTTTTCCAACAAAAAGGCTTGTTTTTTTCAAACATATTTCGTATCTTTCGCAAAATTATTCTACATGGATAAGATAGAGGTTACGGAAATGAAAAAGGAGTTTGTAGACCAGCTAACAGAACTACACACTTTCCTTACAAGGTTCTTCGAGAATAACGCAACAGGAAAAGAAACAACGGTAGAGGAAGACGAGAGGCTACGGCAGTTGTATAAATACTTTCAGCTAAACACTTAACCATGTTAAGGCGCAATTATCCAGGTTCAACTAAAACCAAAAGCCCCTCATAAGAGGGGTTTTTTATTGTGTTTGTGTGACCAAGGCCAGCGTCTTATATATTCTAATAACTGATCTCTATTCTTGCTTTTTGTTATCCGCAATGCTGAATTATTAAGGACATAAAACTCATTGTTGTGTTTTGAATCCTGAGATCGGTAATGGTCGAAATGAAACAACACCCCGTCAACTCTTACAACCTTGTCCTCTCCGTATATTGTTGTGAAGCGATATGCACGGGATACATCTTCAGCGCCATGACTTATGAAGTTTTCGTTCTCTCCACCGCCCTCCCAAAACTTATCTACCCTGAAGCCTATAACACCACCAACAGAATCGTACCGCTCATACCATTTGTGGTCGCCAAGCCCAAATAAAGATGTTACATCATAATCATTCTGCTGAAACACACTAACACACTCTCTTGGTAGACGAACAAAACGCCCGTCATAAGGATAAACAAAATAAGCATCTTTTAGTTTTTTTATTGCCTCTATTACTTGTTGTGGGTCAATCACTATGTCGGCATCCCAATTAAACACAATAGGTGTATTGGCTTCTCTTACCATGTCGTTTATCATCTTTGTCCGATGAAAATAAACCTCATCAAACTTTATATATTGCACATTTTTTCCTGCAACATATCCAAAACTATTTCCTCCTTGTTCCCCGACAATAACAGGGGCATTAAACCACTTCTTGATATAAGCAAGTATTGTGTCTAAATTTTCTTTTCTGTCGGGGTGATCGTATTTAACCGGAATAATAAAAGTAACGTCCCTTAAATCAACCCTCTCTTTGGCAACGGGCATTATTAACGCCTCTCCTAAATCAGATATTTCCTTTATATTGTCGTAATTCCACTTCCACGTCTTTATATACGAGAGAAGCTCATCTTTATCCATTTTAGAAACCTTGTCCCACTCTTTTAGAGAAGTCTTAAAATGAGGGTTGCAGCTTGAGCTATCAACACCGCAAAAATGGTTGATGTGGTATATTGAACCAGGAACACGGCTGTACTTAGCGAACATTTTGAATCTATGCGCCCTGTCAGCATCCTCCGGTGCATAAGAAACATAATTCTCATTCTCTCCCCCGTATTTAAAATATATGTCTTTCTTATAACCGAACACACCGCCCATGCTTTCTTTTGCGTCCTTCTGCATACCATAAAACACCAAACCCCTTAATATGCCGACATCCCAAGACTGTTTAATCATGTTTACATAACTATCGTCCCTATCGTATATGCCGTTGCCCACACGAACAAACGTACCATCATAAGGGAAGACAAACTCATCCCCCGCCCTTAGCCTCTTCACCATTTCATATATCTGATAAGGAGGCAATATAATGTCCGTGTCTATATTAACAACAATATTTGTTTTTGCTAATGCTGTTAGTATATTGCACATCCTTGTTCTGTGAAAGTCTTTTACAAAATTAAGATCAACCCACTCTTTAGGATATTTTACCCGTAATACCCTCCCCCCTTGTTCTCCTATTATAATGTTTGTCTTGAAGGCGTTGGTTATCATCTTTATGACCATATTTATATTGGCCAACCTGTCGGGGTGGTCGTATTTGAACGGAATAATAAAAGTTACATCTGATATATCAGTCCTATAATCATCATGGCATATCCAATCATCAAGCCAATAGTCCTTGTCGCTAAGACCCGAAAGAACCCCGCTAAAAGACTCGTGCGGTCTTATGGCCTTATCGCTCCTCGCAAGATAAGCCCCCCACCAACTAAAAGAACTATTAGCGAGGATGTGGTTGCGACATGAAACAAGTATCTCAAAATCCTGTAACTCGGTTCTCTCCTCTATTACAAACTGTTCTCCTTTAAAATGCAGCCTCGCATACTCCACATCGTCGGTGCATATATAAAACTTATATCTTTTATCGCTGAAATATTTATCTATTGCACTTATGTAATATTCGGGGCGTAAGTTTACGTGTGCAGGATTACCCACATAATCACCCCTCCTAATGTGTATACCGACAGACCATTTATCAAGTTTCTTAACTTCGGGCGTGAACCACTTTAATATATCATCTTTTATATTTAGAAAATATTTCTCCGATTGAAAATATCCGAACAAATCAACGTTCTTATCGAAATCAGCACGCCTTAAAGCACTGGTGTCATAATGAAACTCTTTTACATGAACAAGAATGTCGGGAGACACGCCCCCATAGTATTCGTCTGGTATACCAAAATAATCTCTGTATATCCAACGTGGGGGCAACTTTGCAGCAATACCCCTTTCTCTGCCCAACGCTAACGTTGCTGCAACTTGAAACAACTGATTCCCCAACCTCCCATAAGAACCCAACTTACTAAATGTTATCATATCATCTAAATTTTGAGCATAAAACCACTTGACCTGTGGATAGTCGGTATACTGTTTTGTTATTGTAGACAAACAAGGCGCACAAGAAACAAGAAAAGGAACGAAAGCATAAGCGTTTATCTGTCGCTGTAAAATAAAACAATAAAAAGCATCTGTCGCCAAGTTTTCTTCAGCGTCCAATATCCTGTCGTAAACAGAACTCTTTGCTATATAAGCATAAGCCCCTGCTGCCCTTGTGACCCTCCATATATTATCGTGTATTGTGGGTATTGCGTCTTTATATATGCTATCAGGGGTGGCGAAATGTCCACCAAGGAAAAACATATCGTAATCAAGATTCAGGGACTCTATGTATTTTATTCTCTTCCAGAAATCATCGCAAAAGACAATATCATCCTCACACACAAACACACTATCATAACCCCTGTCTTTAGCTATCTTTATAGCGCCCTTGTGTGACCGTAAACAGGCTATTTCTGTTGATGACATTTGTTCTTGTGGCTTTATGCCCCTGCCTTCTACCGCATCAAAAAACTCAACATCCAGCCCCTTTCTATTAAACTGTTGTTTTATGGCGTATCTGCGGTCAACGGATTGAGGCAGATTAATACAAAGTTTAGGTATTGAAGCAAATTTTAATACAGGCTTAATCCTCGCCCACATCTGGTTTCCGGCAATCTCGGTAACATCGTCATACACAAGATTAAACCGACCTGAAAAGAAGCGGGCAATATCTTTGGAAAGTGGCTGCCCTTTATACAACTCCATGTTGGCGACTTCAAGAAATATAACGCCTATGTTATCAATAAAATCCCCACACCCGTTAAGAACCATCATTTCTGCACCCTGCACATCCATATGGATAAAGTCAATTTTGGATATACCGTTATTAACAACATAGTTTTTTAGTGTGTCTACCCTAACCTTTGTCTTTTCATTAAACTTACACCAACCGAAAATTTCCTTGTGTTTATGAGGGGGGAGTAAAGAACTGCTCTTGTTTCCATAATTAACAATGCTATTATCGTCAGGAGTTCCAGAAGAAACATACATATATTCTTCCCCTATATGATCCGACAAAGCAAGTTGGTTTAATGTCGTATGTTTGTTTACAACACCCAAACTTATTTGATAATTGTATGGTATAGGCTCAAAGGCGTGTATCTCAGCGTTAGGGAAAGTCTTTTGCAGTTTAACGGTATCTTCCCCCTCGCAAGCACCTATCTCAAATATAACAAGAGCATCGTCGGGGTCGAAATATTTATATAAAACATCAGCATATTCCAAAGGGGCATTACCATACTCCCTGTTCTTACCCAAAAAACCAATGCTCTTCCTTCTTTCAAATACCTGCCTATCCTTGTCGTAGCTTTTATCATTAAGGTTATATAAACCGTCAAAAGGAATCTCTGTATTAAGCGCCGGATGTTCGTGTTTAACGATTTGTGGTTCTTTTATAACCTTCAATCTCCCAAGCATACGAGCAATCTCCGTCATTTCGTTGTCGCAATATACCGACGTGTAGTCAGGATGGTATACATAACCGAACTTGTTATAGTTCTGTCGGCTTATAACACACATTGTTATTAAATCGTCTTTTCTGTATCCATCCCAAAAAGAAGGCCATGTGTACGGGTCTTCAAACTCTTTTCTTATTGTGTCATCAAAGCCCGGTTGTATGGCTATAATATCGTCAGCCCAACTAAACATAACGTCCCAATCTAACAGAGCCACATCCCTGTTTATGGCATCTACCTTACTCTTGGATTTGCTTACGTTCCATATTATGGGATGTTTGGTATATAAAGACCTTAAAGATAGATATTCTTGTAAGCATGGATCGTCTTTGTCTAATTTAACTAACACATAAAAAGAGCCTTTTTGTTCTATATTAAATATAATAGAATCTATACTCTTCCTGAACCTATCAGGACGTTCTCTTGTGGGAAAATTAAATAATATTTTCAGCATCCCTTAATATTTTATGGTGTTCCTCAACCCTCGGTAACGACATTCCAACAAAGTCATCACCCTCTCTTGGTATGGGGAACGGTAGGGCGTTTTCTTCGGGATATAGGCTAAAAGAATCGTGTATCATCGCCGATCCTTTAATCCTGTCGTATATATGGTCTGCCAAAAACAACTGATCGCTAAACCATTCGTTTTTATACCTATCAACATATTCCTCTACAAGATAGTTCATCTCCGGTATGGCTCCACGTTTTGCCCCCCACATACCGCCCGGTATTCTTGTTTTGTGCCAAGGGTGATCCCTCATTATATGAAACAGTTTATCTGATTGCTCAAACTCTTTCATGGCTGCTATTTCTCTGTCACTTATAGGGGAATCAAGGTCTCTGCTGTACATAACGTCCGAAAACGAGGCAGGGGTAAACCTCTCAAACATTAATTTGTTTTGCTTGCGATCAGAACACCTTATATCAACGCTGGGTATAATTATACGTTTGTCGGTATATAAAAATATTTTATAATCAGGCAGCTTGCTTTTAATTGTCTCTATATTTCTATATAACCCGTTTATGTATTTAGGGTTACCGCCCCACAAACAATAACTTATTATCTTCATATCACACAGAAAAGAAACAATGATTACAATTAAAAGGCGTGTTGCGTATTATATCCATCCATCCTTCTGTTGGTTCTATGCCCACCGCCCCGACAAAACCATTGCCTATACAACAAGGATATATTTTCCCATCAAAATAACCAACGGTAACGCTTGACCCTATTGGACAAATGTTTTTACCGAACACGTGCCTATCCTTATGTGAGAACATTTTGTTTACATATATCTTTAAGTCGGGGTTCTCCTTGATAAACCCATTTATAATGTCCGTGTTGTCTTCTTTCTGAGAAAAATAATCTCCGGTTATATAATTAGTAACATGAATGTTCTTAAAATAGCGAAACAGGTGGGGAAACTTATCAAAACCATAGCCATTGGTCTCAATAGACACCGGCCTCCCGAATATCTGCGAAAAAGAGGGGGCTAACTCTTGGAAAAGGGGGTGTATTGTTGGCTCCCCCCCCGTAATTGTTACGTCGCAATCCTGAAAATAAATCGCCGCCTCTGCTATATCTCCGACGGTCATGTGTTTTATCCTTTTATAATGAGCACCGTAAGAACAATTCTTACACTTACGATTACAGGCGGTGGTTATGGAAAAATTAACGTTAGCAATCTTTCTCGGCTCGCATACCATCACCCCCGGTAGATAGGTAAACAGCATCCCCAGGAGCAACCTCTCAACATCAGCCACCTTACCGTGTATATCGTCTATTATTATTACGTTGTTTTTGTTGGCAGACAACACCGCTACCTCCGTCAACATCGGATCGTTGTCGGGATCGCCCACCGTGTCGTTGCCAGAATGGTGGGCGTCCAGAAACACAACACAACAATTGCCCGTAAAAACAGAATCTAACGTTTTTAATATAACGGCACTATCCCCTTGTATTACCTGTATGTGTGAATAACCCTTAAACCGCTCTTTTGCGTTGTTACTTAACTCCTCGCCTAATTCCACAGAATATATATTCTTAAACACGTCCTTCTGCGATTCTACCATGTCACCATAGTAAGTGCCTGTTTCGATTAGCGTATCTGCGTTATATTTCGACGCATACTCTTTTATTAATTCCGCCTTTTCTTCATGTGTCATCTTTCTACGCTTGTATTGGTTGTGTAAACATACAATCTCTCTGGTAATTGATAAAACTTATACCCATTTTCTGCACATTGTTGCCACAGCACCCAATCCTCTTTACCTACGTGCTCTCTATTATATTTTAACTTATCAAAAATATTCCTCTTAATAAGTATAGAACCATGACATAAACAGTTCTCGTAAGGCAACCTGGCCACTATTTGTTCGTGGGTTATATAATCCTCAGTTGAAAAACAGGACTCCGTAATTTCGGGATTACCGCCCAAGTTTCTAAACCAGTAATGGGTAGATATAATAGATGCTTGTGAAAGAAACGCAACCTGTTTTTCTATTTTGGTGGGTAGCCACTCGTCGTCAGCATCAAGGAAAGCAATCCAATCTGCGTTTATATAACCTATCCCCTCGTTCTTAGCATCCGACAATCCGCTTTTCTTCGACCTTATTATCTGTAAATAGTTCTTTAGTTTCTTGTTGGCTATCTTAATGGTTTCGTCCCTACACTCGTCAAAAACAATAGCCACATCAAAGTCTTTATATGTCTGATTTAGCATACTGTCTATCGCCTTTTCAAATAAAGCATCGTGTAAATCGTCCTGAGAATGGACACACATTAGCGCTGTTATTGTTTGCATTTAAAAACCATTATTGTATTAGTGAACCAAGGTAAAGATGCCGCATCTCTTAGTGCGGTGCTTATGTTGTGACAATATACAAACCCCTTATCCGATATGGCTTTTATTACATAATAGTTATCAAGGCAATTTACGTGTCCGTCACCCTCCTGTCCAGGGACTGCCCAACTTAATATAAGCATATTGTTTGTTGCGTTGCATAGGTTATTTATAAAAACCCCCTCATATTCTTTGGGGATATGCTCCCCAACTTCCAAGCAAAGAACAACATCATATTTACCAACCTCTACGGGCTCGGAAAAATCCATAACACCGCATACTCCTCCCGATATTTCTTTCGTGTCAAGACACCCATCAAACCCAACTGCATTATACCCCTCTTCAATCAATCGTTTGGTATAAGAACCGACACCACACCCCACGTCTAAAACAGTGGTGTTGCCACGACATATATCAGCAATAGCAACACAAAGAGGAGCGTCGAAGACGTGTCTTGTTTCCGCTTCTTCTCTTCCCCAGCAGCCCCTTTCATTTATCATACTTTAAAAGTTTCTTAGGAAATAAAGAGCCGCAATCAATAAACACAAAAAAACAGACAACAAAGAAAAGTCTTCATCCTCTCTTTTTACTACCGAAAGGGTAAATCTCGTCGTCAAAACCAGAAAAAACCACACAATAGCAAACACAAGTAACGACTCTCCGATAATTTTTATTGTTCCCATATTTATACCGTTAATGTTAAATCAAATTTCTTTATCATGACATGAAGCAGGGGGTTAAGGTTTATAAGCCTGTTTAGTTTTTCTTGCGGGTGATACGGATGTTCGTATGCCGGATATATCTCCCCTTGAAAGTTACACCGATCCTTTTTGTTGCGATAAAAGATCGTAAAGTCATCCCCCTTCTTTAATCCAAGTTTTTCGTTGTCTTCTGCGACAATGTTATCCCAATCGCAAAGAACTCTTTCGTCTATATTCTGTCCGAGAACACGTACAACCTTCATGTTTTAGGTTTTCTGCTTTCAGGGATAATAAACACAAGCATAAGCATAGACCCCGCATAAAAAGCAAGGGCCTTTGTTGTTGGCGACCACTCTGTGGGATCGTAACCCCACAGATAAGAAAAGAAGCAATACAGCCCTATAAATATCAGGGCAATAATAATCCGTGTCTTAGTTTTTTTTGTCATCTTTTACAACATATATATATCCAATCCATAAATCTACGGTTTTCTCTACCTGGTCTTGTTTTATCCGCACAGGGATAAGGCGAGTGTTCCAATAAGGCGGTATTGTGGGCATGGGGCATATATAATTAGCCCTGCACCCTGCGAGTAATATACCGTTGTCGTTATCTTCCCCCTCGCATACCCTTAACACAAAGTTAGCGTGCCCACGAGAGATCATCCCTAACACATCTTCGGCTTTATGCACATACACCGTTCCGTATATAGACCTGTATTCGAACCCGTCAGGAGCAACAAAAGGCTCGTCAAGGGTTATCAAACACCGTTTACCGTTTATGTTTATCATCTTTGTTTGTTTTGTCCCTTCGATGGGAAGGGCAACCGTACAAAAGTACACATTTAAAGGGATATAAACAAGAAAAAACAGGTTTTTTATCCCCAACATCCGCAAGCCGACAAGAAATCGCAGGACACATCTATCATTTCCTCTACGTCGTCGTTACGATGTCCCTCGAACTCTTTCAGCCCTTTTCTTGAACACCCTAAGTGTTCTAAAGATGAGTACACCCTATTAAAAAGGGTTTCTTCGTCCCCCTGTATTATATCCGGTATGCTTTTCATAGAACCTGAAAGGTAAAGTAGTTTGCTGTATTGTGGGCACGATCTGATTTAGTTATGTGTTCTACCAACGCACCTATGTCTCCCCCGTCCTTCCAAAACGCTTCCGTCGGTTTGATTACCTGTTTACGCTTCTTCTCTGCATCGAAATAAATCACGATTGTTTTCATTCTTTTAAGTTTTAAGATTTAAAATTAAGACTTTTGTTCAAGCTGTTTTATTCTTTCTTGTAGGCGTTGCAATTCTTCGGATGCCCTTATCAGATCATCCTCTCTTACCAACACCCATTTTTCTTTCTTGCGGGGTTGCGTAAACCAATCCCAAAATTCTTTTATCATACCTCCGTAAATTTTCCGTTAATCAACTCGTAGTAGACGCTTTCCTTAATCTTTACCCCGTCAATCATTTCGGCTTTTACATTAAGAATATGACCATTATCATCACGTTCAGTCAACACAATCCAGTTACCTTTTGTCCCTTTTGCTTTGGATTTATAACCCGTTACTATTGCTATGGATTCTTTACCCTCTACGGTGGCTGCACTGTAGTCTCCGGTGTTGGTGGCTGCACTCCGGTATCCGGTGTTGGTGGCTGCACTCTGGTATCCGGTGTTGGTGGCTGCACTCCGGTATCCGGTGTTGGTGGCTGCACTCCGGTATCCGGTGTTGGTGGCTGCACTCTGGTCTCCGGTGTTGGTGGCTGCACTCCGGTATCCGGTGTTGGTGGCTGCACTCCGGTATCCGGTGTTGGTGGCTGCACTCTGGTATCCG